AAATCTAGGAGAGAGGAAATCATATTGTTGTGTGATTTCTGCTAGTGATAACTTTCTATTGTAAAAATATAGATTGGCAACATGACCAAAAGATTGCGGAACTATATCATTATTACCCCAACCCCAGTGTGTAGTTCCACCAGCACCGAAAGAAATTGTACTACCAACTTGAGATCCGTTTATGTAGAATGTTTGGGATGAGCTGTCACCTACGACAGCAAACTGAACCCAAACTTCTACCGATGATGACGCATCATATCCAGAACTTCTGAGTGCTGTGTCCCAATACGCAAGTGTGTTTGAACCATCGGGGATAGTTATTGGTGTATATTTAGGAGAATTTGTGTAAAGTAAAGTTCTAAATCCACTGGTATCGTTTTTCAATCTACCCCAAGTAATATAGGTATATCCAGTAGTAGGTAGGAGAGGACCAGTTCCATTTACAACAACTCTCTTTGTTCCTGATGAACAGTCAAAACATTTGATACCATTTAAAGTTGTAAATGATGAGCCCGTAAGCGTATGATCGTAGGTTCCAGGTGACCGCAAGTTAGAAACTGTTGTTCCTGACCCTGGATAGCTGGAAGAATCATAGGCATCCAACTCAATAACCAACCCTAGAGTAACAGGAGCCGATGTTGTTGTAACAGAAGGAGTATTTGTAGGAGTTTGAGTTGGTGTGTTTGTTATACTTGATGTTGGTGTGGTGGTTGGTGTTTGACTAGAAGTGGGTGTTTGAGTAGGTGTTTGAGTAGGAGTTGGTGTTGAAGAAGGTGCAATAGTTGTTGTAGTTGTTGTAGTGGTGTTGTAGCTATAGACCGTTGAGTTATAATTTTGTAGAACCTCACTAGCAGAGAGAGCTCTTCTATAATATCGAATAATACCATATCCACCAGCAAAATAACCAGCAACCGAGCCCAAGTAAGTAGTCGTATCAATAGCACCAAAAGCTAAATACCAATCGGTGATTCCATCATTGTGTGGAGAATCATATGCAATTGAAATTGTTCCACCGATGACCCCATCGAGATATGATGTTAATACACTACCGTTATACACTCTAACTACTTGCTTCCAGGTATTAAGATAACTACCCGCACCATTGACTACTCTAGTTACAGCAGTTCCATTCCACAAAGAAGTAATGATTTGATTGAATGGTCCTGTTTGTAATATTTGTGCCCCGGCAAAATGATATCCATCATTTATTGTAGGCTGTCCAAGATCGGACCATATACAATCATCCACAGCGGTAGGACGTATCCAAACTTCAATAGTATGTGTTTCGGTAGCTCCGAAATAAATGTCTGGACTCAAAATGTAATCATTAACACCATCAAAGGTGAAGTATCCACCCGCACCAGATGTATGAACTGGACTTCCGAATATAGAGCCGTTATTACCATTACCACTAATGTCATTTAGAGTAGTTCCTGAGCCACTATAAGAAGATGTATTACCTGGATCAAAGTAGAAGAAAGCACCCGAAGCTATCGACCCTTCTGTTATTGTTGAAGTTGGTGTGGTTGTAGGTGTTTGTGTATTGGTCGGTGTTACGGTCCTAGTCGGTGTAACAGTTAAAGTAGGTGTAACGGTAGAGGTAGGAGTCTCACTCGATGTTTGAGTGGGTGTTTCTGTTGGTGTTGATGTAACGGTAGGTGTGATAGTTGAAGTCACAGAAGGTGTAATAGTTGGTGTTTGAGTAGGTGTTTGAGTAGAAGTTTCGGTTGGTGTTACGGTTTGTGTTGGTGTTACAGTTGAGGTTTGTGTGGGCGTTTCAGTTACAGATGGTGTAACTGTGGGTGTCAGAGTTGATGTTACAGTTGGTGTTACAGTTGGTGTTGCGGTCACTGTTGGAGTTTGAGTGACCGTCGGTGTCATAGTTCTAGTTGGTGTTGGAGTTCTAGTTGGTGTTTTTGTAGGAGTGACCGTTACGGTTGGTGTAGGTGTTTGTGTAGGGGTGGGTGTAGGTGAAATAAGTAAATAATCTGATTTCAGTAGATCTATGCCAGTGGTATATTTTTCGTAAATACTTGAGGTAGCTGAAGTTAAATCTTCTATTTGTAGAAGTGTAGAAACTCTCAATATCTCCTTACCATCCTCAAAAAGTTCCTTGATTTGTCCAATACTATAGTTGTTAGATACGAGATAGAAATCCCAACCTATTTGGTAAACACCTTTTGCATCTGATATTTTTTTAAGCTCAACATTCTGCACTCCTTCGGTAACAGATCTTATATGTGGCCAAGATTTTTTCTTGAAATCTTCCAAGGTCGGATATCTGTCCCAGTTTATACCAAAGTATTTCAACATAACATCTGATAGTAGTCCTAATTCTTTTTGCTTTAAGGATTCATCAACTAACAGTTCCCATTCGAAGTAGTAATCTTTACCACGTCTAGCTATTTTAGTTATTTTATTATACAAAAATTTTACTCTACTTGTATAATTTACTCTTGGCTCTAAAGTAGTTGTTGAAGTAGTAGAAGTTGAAGTAGTCGTGGTTGTTGTAGTTGTTGTAGAACTTGTTGCAACTATACTTAGAGATGGTGTCGGTGTCAAGGTTTGAGTTGGTGTCTGTGTTGGTGTTATACTAGCGGCAGAAAAATCAAAATCATCAACCGGTTCTACATATAGATATCCATCAATACCGTTGAAAACAACTGAACCACTTCCACCAATAGGACTCGTAGAGCTCCAAGAAAGAGTGAATCCATAAGTGTCTTTGCCAGTATCTGAGCTATCATAAACAAAATCATTGATATCATCAAATTTCAATAATAAAATCGTATCAGCTAATACATCGTAATTTTGTGCCAATGGATTGAAGTTTGATGAATACACTTCATCTTGCGTCCATCTAAAATTTGATAATCTTCCAGAAAAATAAGAATCTTCTTCGAGATCAGTTCCGATGTAAAGTTTATCATCATAATCAGTGATCATACCAGAATAATATTCAATGGTATTTCCTATTTTTTGACCGTTTTTATAGATTTTTATTGAACCGTTTGTATAAACAATAGCGAAGTGTGTCCAATTGTTAAGTATTAGAGAAACAGGCTCTTGAAACCGAATGCCTGAATTTATCCACAGACGAAAGATGCTACTTTCTATCGAGACCGCGATTTTAGCAGTCGGAAAACTATTTATCGAAAAAACTCTGGGATTACCCAGATCTGAGGTCATGTACTGAAACCACTCAATCGTAAAATTCATTAAGATATATATAAAATTAGAAAAAACTTCAACCGCCTTTTCTAATTTTATTTATATAGTTCATCTGAATATTTCTTTGAGTTGAATCTTTGACTGAAGATCGATTACTTTTTTACCTATTTTCAAGGTATATTTAATAGACTTGGAAAACTCTTCGATAATTGCTTCGATTTTTTCCATCTCTTTTTTATCTAAATCATCATTGAAAATAGTAATTAGATTTTCTATTTCTTTTTTTGTAATACTATCTTTCATACCCAGAAAGAAAATGAAGTTGTAGTTCATATCTGTTAGATCTCTTCCGGATTTTTTTGCACTTTTCGAGTTAAGATATTTAAGTAAATCTGATTCAACGCCAATAGAAGGTAACGAAAATCGGTAACCCTGCATCTCGAAGATTTTTTCTTCAGCGTTGTAAAAACTCTCAAATTTTGAAAAATTAAAGTAGTTGAAACTTTCATTAGAGATCTCAACTTCCTTTACAAGTGACGAATCACTATCAAAATAGTTGATGTTTATTTTTTTATCCTGTGTAAATTTAACAATTTCCAAAAATACCCAGATAAGATCAATAACTTTAAGGTATCTGAAATTATAATTTTCTGGAAAAACAGCGTTTGCTTCTACTACACGTTTAATAGACTCAATAATAGAAAACATATCTTTTTCTACGAAATTGGTTTCATAGTGAACGATCTGCTCTGAAGATGCTCTTTTGATTTTAATCGAGAAATCTTCAGGATAAAACAAACCACGGGAGGGTAATTGACCTAAATCTAGATCTTTATTACCTCTTACAAGACTTTTGATAAGACGAACTAGTTCCATAATCATCTTGTATGGGAAAATAAGTTATTGTTTAATCTGAATGTAAAGATGTATCCAAAACTCTTCGGCTCTAAGTGAGATCTTTACCTTATTCGACCACCTATAACTTCTCAATTTTTCCTTTATTTCTTCCTTTATTTTCTCAAATGAAGAAGGGTCGATTTCTCTACTACTCCAAACACCTAGTCCATACCAACCGAAATGTAAAAGGTGCTTCTCCCATAGAGAAAACTTATCACTACTTGGAAAATCAAACCCATCAACTGAAGTTTTAATTTTTCCAAGAAGAAGTAGGTTTTGGGGAGTGACCTCCATAAAATCTCTTTTTATTTCCCAGAGTATTTTAGCACCCAACGAAGATATATACCTAGAAAAATTTCCTGTAAATTTTACCTCTTGTATAGGGTAAAATTCAGATTTTGTATAAAAACCATAGCAAAAAAGTCCGTCATTTTTTACTCCCCAGAAAGCTTTTACCCATTTTTGATCTCCTGGTATTTTTTCAACTTCTTGATTGATAGAAGTTATTCTAGTAGAGAGATTTAATAACTTTTCTCTCCAGATCTTTTTTGTTGTAAAATAAACAAGCCAATCCCTCTTTGGTTTTTTTTCTACCTCAATACCATCAATAAAAGATAGTGTTTTTACGAAAAGTTTGAAGAGTGTTTTTTGCCTAATAGGATCTATAGACTGAATGGACGCAGTAACCTGCTTAGGTGAATCTTTGGATAGTTTATCCTCTATTCTTTTACGAAGATTTTCTTTTTGGCTGCTATTCAATGTATCTAGAAGATTTTCTAATCCAATTGTAGGATCTTTATCCTCGATATATTCATCAATAATATCCAAAAGTGAAGGATCCTTCTCGGTTAAGTTTGATACCCAAAGTGAAAAGTTTATCAACTTTGATTCTGAAATCCAGTTCTTAAAATTATAGATAGTATTCATATTTTTAAGATGAAGTAACGGTTAGACTTATCGTAAGACCTTGTCCAACACTATTTCCAGCTCTATCGGATACATCGAAAGTTATAACATAGGCACCAACACCTGAAATATAGTTACTATAGGTCGAATTGGTATAGATAAAAATATTCGATTCTGTGAGGGTCAATACACCATCTCTATTATCTGAAGTTTGTCTAACAAGATCGGTAATTAAATCTCTTTTTGACATTATATCTGAATATACCCAAGTTGCTGAAAAAGTTCCAGAATAGGTAGAAGACCATGTTCCTGTAACGTTGTTTAGTTTTACAACCGGATTGAAATAGATTACAGGTGCCTCTGAATCTTCTCTTGAGGAGGTCGCTCCTAGATCTGTTATTTTTCTTGTAGGATCATCCTTAATCCAACCAATCAAACTATAAACTTGATTTGCAACACTCTGGCTACTAAAATCGAATCTCAAATCTTCTGAAGTTGAATAAACCAACACTGAAGATTCCTCCTTCACTACACTAGTTATAGTTGATATAGGAAACTGAGCACTAACTTTAGATCCCGAATTGTCTAGAATCTTGAAACTCTTTGAAGTATTTTCTAGTTGATATATCGAGATATCTTCTAAATAGGTTCCGATTTTTGATGAGTAGGTCATAATTTTTGTATGATTTAAGTAGCTATGAGAATATCTATATTAACTCCGTAGTCTAAATTTGGATTGTGAAGATAGATACCAGTAAATGGATTTGCTGAATTTGTATGCATCATCAGAAGTTTAGAAAAATATTGAGATCTTGAATTATCTATCCAGTTCCAACGAAGGTAGTTTTTATCTTCAACTTTTGATTTGGCATTATACCTAGCTACTATAGCAAAAAAAGTAGTTTTATCATCAAACTGATCTACTAGATAATCTTCTTGTCCTGCCTCTAGAGTTACCTTAAATTTAGTAAGTTGTTTGTATGGTAAATTTAAATCATTTAATACTAGTCTTTCAACTGTATTTTGACCATCAACAGCGATCAGATCACCGGCTTGAAATTTTAGATATTTACTACCTTCACCAAATAAACTATTTTCACAAACTGCCATTTAAATATATATTTTAATCTATATATTAAATCTTCAATCCTATTTAATTTAAATTGTATCTTCGTAAAACTTTTGTGAAATTATCTGATAATCCGTTGAAATGTTACCAGTGAGTGTAGAGACTATTCTTGTTATAGAAATCTTGTATCCTTTATTATATTTTAAACTAAAAGCATTACACAGATAATTGTCTAAACAAATAGGAAAACTAACGCCCGATCCAAAAACATAATTTGTTACCACCGGATTTGTGGAAAGATCAAACCACATTTTCGAATCATTCGAATCAATATTTAATAATCTGTATTGTCCTGAAAAATCAACCGTAGAAGCAGAACCAACTACAAAATCCTCAAAAAGAACATAATCACCAACTTTCATCGTTTTTTTGATCAACTTATTTGGTTCTTGAAAAGGAACCAGAAGACTATAATCAGAAAAAAGAAGAACATTTTGATTAAAATTTGTATTGAAATTGAAATTTTTGAATTTTTTAGCTGTGTTTGTTGTGTTGGTTGATATATTGTAGTAAATAGGTAAGTTCAGACCTTGAATTAAAGGTGTAAGTGTAGAATCTGTTCTTATAAAAATATCAAGTTGTTTATTTTGTGTGGCGTTGTCTGTGCCATCAACAATAATATCCAGTGTTTGACCAAAATCGAGATCTCTATCAATCGTTAAATTCAAACGTATATTTTGTCCTAAAAATTGTGGATTAATATCATCGTTAATGACTTTTAATAAAAAATCTTTATTTTGCGAAGGTTTGATAAGATACGAAACTGGTCCTGAAACATTAAACAAATCTGTAGTTCTAACTACTTCAACTGGGTTGTATTTACCATCGATTGAATCAAGTGTTATATAGGAATTACCATTCTGAATAACACTTCTTACACTTATAGTGTTACTACCAACAATCTGGTTAGAAGAATAAAGTCTTAAAAGATTTTCTAAAAAATTAATTTTTTGATTAATCTCTTCTATCTGTGTTTGTGAATAGAGTAAGGTCTTTAGATTTAATATTTCATCTTGAATTTTTCCCTGATCGATAAGTATTTGTAGAAATGACTTATTGGCCATAGAAAGCTTTCTCATAGCTTCATTAAAAAGGTTAAAGTTAAAAAGAGAATTTATGGCGTCAGGATTATAGGCATCTTGTGGATTATCATTTGTTATGGCAAAGTTTAAGATAAGATTGAACGCATAAGAAACACCATCTTGATTGGAGTTGGCACAAAGTTTTGAAAAACTAGGCAGTCGATATCCAACTTCATTTGGTAGTGGATTATTATTTGGATTATCCAAAAAAGTAATACCGTAAAGATTTTTTGAGATATTACCATTTGAATCTATCACGTCGTAATACCAAAGTATGGCGTTGAATTCAAAATCTTTTGGTGGATTACCATTGACATTGAGCATATTAAACTCGTCAAAAGTTGTAATCTCTTGATTACGAGAATTCATTTTAACATAGTGATCTCTATCAAAGTCAATTGATAAACCATCTAGTTTAGATGAGCTAACTGAGAAATTATTTACGTCACCTGATATACCAAAAAAATCTCCTCTTCTTCTTTGTGAATCACCAGTAGATATTTGATAAGTATAAAAACTATTATCAAATTGACCGAAATAACTACCTGGATAATCTTGTGGAGAATTCACAATAGGATTTTTGAAATTCTCGGCACCAGCGATTTCACTTTGTATTTGTGCTGGTAAAATAGGAAAACCCACTCCAGGTTTATAATTTTTATCAATACGGGTTCTAAAAAGAACATCTGGTGTTTGACCTGTATTATCGGGTATATGTGCCCAAACTTCAGTATAAGATCTATCAGATTCTTGAACATTATTTACACCATTGACGTTACCTATATACTGAACTAATCGATGATAAACCAAATTTATAGTAGAAGAAAGATTCGGATTTAAAGCTGCGGCAACATATAGATCAACAATAATAATATCATTACCAGACGAACTAGTCTTATAAACTACTTTAGATCTTGCACTAGAAAGTGTAGTAAGAAGATTAGTTAATCCAGAATCACGAGCTAAATCACCCGAGCTGTAACTAGATGGTTCGATAAATTCTATAATATCTCCTACTTTTAGATTTGTAGCACCTTTTATCTCGATTTCAAGTTTTCCAGTGTGTGATGGGTTGGTGGTCTGGTAGAAGGTTACCGTTTCAAAATCAAAAATTTCTCTTTCTCTCCAAAGATATTCCTTAAAGTATTCATCGTTAGTAAGATTATTTCTTGCAAACTCTTGAAGATTCCCAAAATACTCGTCTCCATCGTTTGCTATCTCAAGATCGAATAGATTGAGTTTCTTACACCATTTCCAGAATATTTTCTCAGTGGGTGTTGTTGTATCATTATGATCGTAATAAAATTCAGTATTATTAAGCTTCGAAGACTTCATAACAACCTCAAAATTAGCTACGTAGTTTCGTAACGATTCTATAAGCCCATCACTATAATCATCAGCTGGTGAAGAAAGTTCTGATTTTGAAAAAGTTCCAAAATCGAAATAAATACTGTTAGTAGCACCATCAGCTGAGAGATTTTGTTTAGGAAAATTTAATAGAACATAATTAGAAAAATACATTCTAAAATTTTCATTCTGATAAGAAGCTGAAATATCTTCAGCAGCGCCAGGGAAAGCATAAAATGATGTTCCCCGATTTTTAAGTCTTTTGTAGAGTGGTGTATGGGCCATATTTTTAGAAAATCAAGGTTATATATTAAAATTATTCTCCTCGGCAGATATAGATTTTTAGAACAAAAAAACACTTTTAGATATAATCTAAAAATTTTATGACCAGTATATTCTATCTTATCCTATTTTTCTTATCACAGGCTAATTTTTTTCTGCTCTTTCATTTTGTAAAAATTTATAAAATAAAAGATTGGTTCAGAGGATTTTTTACGGTCACTAAAAAACTTCCAGAGATTTCAAGTTTTAGAGAGCCTCAAGATTTTTATCTACTTGGTTTTTGGACTCTAATAAATACACTTAATTTTATTTTCTTGACCGTTGGTCTTCTCTCTAGTCAATGGGTGTTCTTTTTATCAACTTTAGTTGGTCTAGCACTACTAACCTTCTTAGAGAGATCTACTAAAAGAGGTGGTATTTACAATCTTATTGTTGATCTTCTAAGATCTGGATTTGTTACAACTACTCAGTTTTTGATTGTAATGAATCACTTTCATTGGCACTTTACATTTTAATCTTTTAGCCTTTTTTTTGATATAATATCAAAAAAAAGTTTCATGGCTAAAACTACAAAAAAAGAAGAAAAAAATTCATTTTCATTCACCAAGATCGGTGATATTTTATCAAACATTACAAAAAGCGTTCCTGTTATTATTCAGAGTGAAATTCGTGAAAAAAAGTTTATCTCAACCGGTGTCTATTTACTAAACGCCGCTCTATCAGCAGATATGCTTGGTGGTGGTATTCAGCACGGAAAGATTTTCACCGTAGCTGGTGATTCTGGAACCGGCAAATCTTTTATCGCACTGTCGATTGCTCGTCACGCACAAAAATCAGGTATGGGTGTTATCTACATCGATACTGAATATTCTATTGAACTTGCCGATCTACCAAAATATGGTGTCGATAACTCACCAGAGAAGTTCAAACTTATCAACGGTAATAAAGTTGAAGAGATTAACATCTTACTCACACAGCTACTTGATTCTCTTAAAGAAGAAAAGATGAAGCGTGGTGAAATCGAGCCTTTCTTAATAGTTCTCGATTCAGTTGGGCAAATGAGCTCAAACAAAGAAAAAGAAGACCTTATTTCTGGAAACATCAAAGTTGATATGACCAGGGCTAAAGCACTTGCTGCAATGTTCAGATCCATCAATATTGATCTAGGATACTTGGGTATCCCGATGGTTGTGTGCAATCACGTCTATTTAGAGCAGGGTTCTATGTATCCACAAGAAATCTTGAAAGGTGGAAAGGCACTCGTTTATTCAAGTTCTGTTATCGGCATGATGAGTAAAGCAAAGCTGAAAACTCAAGAAGAAGACGAGATGGACCTAGGTGCATCTGGTATAGTTGTAACATTCAAAACTGCTAAAAACAGACTAGCTAAACCTAAGAAAATCAAGTTTGAGATCTCATTTATTCACGGTATGAATCCCTATACAGGACTAGATGCCTTCTGTAGACCAGAGTTTTATCAAGAGATTGGTATTGCGCAAGGAAAAGAAGAAGTAGATAAATCGACTGGTGAGATCACTTTTAAACCTGGTGGTCACCGATGGTTTGTTCGTCACTTAGATAAATCAGTTACTACCAAGCAGCTTTTTTCACCCAATGTTTTCACTGATGAAGTTCTACAAAGAATGGCACCGATAGTCAATGGATACTTCAAATATAAGTCATTTGATGAAATGCAGGAGTTTGAAGAGCAGTTTGCACAGCTTGAAGAATCTATGGATGAGTTTCGTGATATCTCAGACGCTGATGAGTTATTTGGATGATTGTATTGAAACCTCAAAGTTCTTTGGGTTGTAATACTTCTTTATCTTTTCTTCTAAGACCGATATATCAATATCTTTTAGTATGGATTCAACATCCCAGTTTTTGGGGAATATCCACCGATTGATGTTTTTATATCGGTCTATTTTTTTCATTTTTGATATCTGAATTAAATGCTTTTTAAGGTCTTCAACAGAATCTATATCTAATTTTTTGTTAAAATCTTCAAGACATTCCCAAACCAAATCGATTGCTATTTTTGAGTTTTTTTGCGAGACACTTGTAGAAATTGTAACAAGAGATTGATTTCCGAAAAGTGTTTGATTAGCTTCAATATCATAAACTAGGCCACTTGAAAATCTCAATCTATCAAGTAGAATAGAACCGTGATCAGCTGAAAGTAAAAGATTGATGAAATTAATCCAAGCAAAGTCTTCATCAAAAAGTTTAGAATAAAATATTACAGACTCTTGGTCTTTAGGAACTGAAGATGGTAGAGAACTAGCATTTTTATTTTCTTTTAATATCCATTTTTTTGAAATATCATTACTGGAAAATTTAATATCTGAATTAAAGAAAAGATTTCTAGATACGTTGATCACCAACGATGGTTCAAGAAAGTATTTTTCATAAAATTTCAGAACTTCTATCTGGGAGATGTTCTCAATATCTTCTTTGAGGCCCATCGGCCCATACGAATTCAAATATTTAGTAGAAAAATTATAAAAGTGATTACTTGAAGGTCTAGAAAAATATTGTGAATACTCTTCTAAAATAATATCTTTTTCTCTTTTGAATGAATCCCTCTCAATATTCAAGTCAAGTATTATGTCAATAATTTTTTCTCTAAATTTAGACAAGTTTTTCTCTAATCCTCTGAAATAAAATACTACTTCATTGAGTGATGTGTAAGCATTCCATGTAATACCTTCTCTGAAAAATTGATCCTGTATTTTTTTTAAGTTTCTACATATAAGATGTTCTAGAAGATGTGAAATTCCAAAATTACCACTTGTTTCGAGATTAGTAGAACCTCTAAAAACTATATAAAAACCAGAAAGATCCGAGTTCGACCGTAAATTTATTATCATTGTTTTTTTTTATCGATGGGCTAGATTTTCTCTATATATAAAAAGTAGATTCAGACTTATGATTAGTATAACTTATTCTTTTATAGCCACTAGAACTGGTGACTTTTATTTTGCAGCTTGTGAAACGCCAATCTGCGCTTCTTGTGTTGGACCACCAACATTTAATGTTCAAACAAATAATCCACCCTATAGAAGTAGTGTAAATGCGGCTAGTTGTAGTTTATATACATTTGTTGCAAATTCTGTAAATACACGAGTGGCTATTGAGCAGTGTTTGGTCTATAGGCCGGTTCCTGGTGGCCAACCTAGTTCATTTACTCATAGTCTTCAATATCAACCAGGGGAAGTAGCTTTTATTTGTAGTGCTACAGCTCCTAGACTCGAAAATGGTAGTTGGACTAATTTTGGAACTTTCAGCCAACCAGGTAGTCCTTGTGATTGTGGAGAACCTTTCAGAACTACTACATCAACATCAACCACAACTACATTAGCACCATTTACTCAAAGTTGGCGAGCTTTACGTCTGTGTGGATGTATAGAGAGACCGTTCACCTCAACTATTTCAAATATAAATATTGCACAATATAATCCTTTTCCTGGAAGAGTCTATCGTGGTGCCGATAATCACTGTTACAGACTTATAAATACAGTTCCTTACCAAGCTCCAAGATACCCCACATTCACATCAGGATTTCAAATAGATTGTAATACCTGTGCACAGTCTATCTCAGGCATAAATCCCTGTACAACAACAACAACATCCACTACAACAAGTTTTCCACAAGGACCACCAACTATAAATAATTGTAATTGTGGTCAATTTACTTGCAACGCATACGAAGTTGAGGGCAATTCAGGAGACTCATTAAGATGGACAGACTGCACACAAAGTATTCAAAACGGTGGGTTTCCGAACTTTGGATTTTACTATTTCTATGATAGTGAAGCAATTGCTTTTTGTGCTTGCTCAAATAGTGTAGAGGTTATATCCGGAAATCCGAGTATAAATGGTGTTCAAACTACACCAGGTCAAATTCCAACACCAGGTAATACCTGTTATCAGAGAACTTCAGATTGTTCTGTATGTCGTAGTTTTGCAATTGAATTAGGTGAAGAGATTAAGTCAAATGATAAAAGACCCGTTATGGTGGAGTATGTATCTTGTTATGAACCAGATGGTGGGTGGCAAGCTCCAGGTTATTACCTCACCAAAACGATGTGGCCAGTAACTGCTGGTATAACATTTTCTGGATTACCAGTGCCATCACCATGGTGGGCACCTATACCACAAAGTGGCGCAGTGCCATTTGGTCGTAAAACACATATCTATTCTATTTGTGGTTGTGGTGTTACTGATAAACCGATCGGTGATCCAAGCTTTACGAGCCCTACAATATCTTATTGGGATAATGGTCTTAGTTCTTGGCAAAATTCCCCATTAACTACTGACGAAACTCAGTTAGGGGGTGTAAATCACTACATTAGATCGGGATGTAGTGGTGGAACTTGTTCGTGTTATAATTATACTATTTGTCCTACTTCAACAACAACTATAGCACCTTGCCCAAATTGTAGACCGACTGTTATTGGTGCGTCTGGTCCAAATTTTACAAATATTGCCTATGAAGGATGTGATAGCTTAGGAAATAGTATCAAATACGATTATCTTTACGTAGGGAATACATCCAGTATTTGTGCGTGTGAGAGATGTAGAAGTGTAAGGGCTAGACCACTTGGTGCAGTCGGAACTTTTACCCCACTAAATTATGTTCATTGTTGTGATCCGGTATTCAACCAAGCCGGATATCAACCACCGTCTTATCACTCATCGGTCTTGAACATACAGGTCAGAACATGTAGAACATTTTCCCTAATTAGTAATACTGCTACTACTTTTAAATATGTAAATTGTTTGAATTCAAAATTGGAGTTTATAGAAGCTTCGGGTCCGATAACTTCACCTTGTGTAGCGACTATATCTTACCACTCAGGTGATCCTGCTTTCTCTATTTCAACTCCAGTATTATGTGGGACTGCCTCAGCTGAAATCTGTATATCAAGAGATTACTATGGATCAACAGTATTCCCTGATGATCCAACAATTGGTTCGATAGGTCTTGGTATTTTTACTTTTTCTAATATAGGAAGTTGTAGTTGTATTGTTTCAGACAACCGATACCAACCATATCAGTCAAGAGGGTTTAACACACCAGTCTCAATGCCAGATCCGTTGATTGATTCACTGAGTATTACTTTTTCAACAGCAACTTGTAGTGATAAAACAGCAGTTCCATCAAACAACAACTTCACACCAACAGCACCCCCTTGTTGTAACTGCAAAACCTATAAAGTTACATTAACATCTGGTGATATAGTAAATTATAGACCTTGTGAAACAAATAGAGATCCAGCAACTATTTTGGGTCTTAGTTTACCACAAATTACTATGAATCGTTCAACACAGAGCACTGGATCTTTTTCTGTTCGGGTTGTAGCGACTGGTTTCTATGGTGTCGGTTCATTTTCTATAGTTTTTAATCACGACAAACTTGTTTTTTACACAGCATCAGTTACACAAAATTCTCTAATAACAGATGGTCGATTAGCAGTCAGTGGTAGTTTTTCAAGATTTGCCTGGCAAAATACATCCGGTGCTAATTTTGGTTCAGCTGAAATTCTGAATTTTACATTTGCTGCTATAAGTTCTGCAAGACTAGATTTTATGACCTCTTCTACGGCAACTTTTTACCAAGCTACGAACATCGCTGATTTTACAGGTCAAACATTATCGGAATCTGTCAATGATGGTTGGATTAAATTTCCAGGTATAAATCTACCAGGATCCAATAAAAATTCAATACCCCCTAATTTCCCAACATTTCCGTAATAGAATAGTTTGGATAGAATGAAATATTGAATATATATTTCATATGTCATACAATCTTTTGAGAAGAGCCTTCTTAGAGGCTAAAAAAACTAGACCTAATGGGGTAAATTCGATTGGTATTGGTTTCAAAACAATAAATCAAAAGCCAACTGAAGAGTTATCAATTATCTATAGTGTTTCTCAGAAGAAACCCTTGGAACTACTTACTGAAAATCAAATAATCCCAGCTATAATATTTATAAATGATTTTGAAATTAAAACGGATGTTATTGAAAGAGTGAATCCCTTTCCACTAACAAACCCATGTTACACGAACGATCCTTCTTTTTACGAGTGGCAACTAACAACGCCCGAGAACCGAGGTTCTATAAGACCACTCAAAGGTGGGACTAGTTTAACAAATACAACCTCGATGACTAGTTCTGTTGGAACACTTGGTTTTATTGCAATTGATGGTTGGGATAACACACTTGTCGGTATAACAAACAACCATGTTGTAGTTCAGGATGCATTTTTGAACATTTACAAAAATAATGATGGTGTGGTTACTAATTTAGGTCTCACGGCAACTGAAATTTATAATGTTTTCAAAAATGCAACCTCACAACCAAGTCCTTGGGACAGGAGTGGTGTGACCGCACCTTCGGGATATTATATCTATGGAACGATCAGTAATGTTGGTGGTGTTAAAAGATATCAACCTATACACCCGTGTATAAATGCACCGGGTATAACTAATTCGTGTTGGGATGGTGACCTCAACAATGATACAGGAACTATTAAAAATAGAGTAGATGTTGCTGTATTATCACTTGACTCGTCAGCTTTGAGTTTAACTCAATCTTTTCTTCAAATAGGTTTAACTCATACCTACGCACTTGATTTTGCGACATCTAGTGAAATTGACAATTTACTTTCTACACACGGACCATCTAGCTCGGGTGATTTATTCTCATCTGGTAGAACAACTGGTGCCAAGGGTGAAGGTAGTATGAAATTGAAAATTGTTAGAATAGATGAGGAATTTGATATTAATTTTAAACTACAAGGTCAATCGTCTATCTGTCATTTTGAAAGAGGATTAGTTTTCAAAGCGTTCAGAGATACTGTAAATTGGTGTCCATTTCCCATAGCACCGGGTGACTCAGGCTCTGCGTTAATAGCGGATTTTAGTGGAACAAGAAAAATTATTGGTCTTGTCTTTGCTGGATATTCAACACTTTCTTGTTCTAGCCCGTGTGATGAGATCATTGGGCCAGAAAGTTGTAATTCTTCAGGCTATCCACCAAGAAATAGTAGTGGTAGTAATTGTGGTCCTGGTAATTGTGATCCGAGTGTGCCTACTTCTTGTTTAGTAGAGGGTATAGCTTGTAGAATAGACGATATAGCAAACCAACTCAATATAAGACCTTGGCTTGGTGAAACTAGTGTTGGATTCGGTCTTTTTTCAGAAATGGAACTTATACAGAGTAAATCTAATGCCGGTAGCTCCTATATAGAATTGGGAACAAAAAAGTTCTTTCAACTAGGTATAACAAGCTCCACCTCCGAAACACCACATACAACAACGACATCTACAACTACACTGTCTAACCCAACAACTACTACTACGACTAGCACTACAACTTCTTTACCTGGGTCTTTTGTAACTAGATGGAGAGTTAATTCTGATTCTTTATCAATTGAATTACCTTTACTGAGCTGGGGTACTTATTCTTTTTTAGCTATTTGGGGAGATGGAAAAACTTCCTCTGTTTCTAGCTATTATTCTAGATATCACACATACAATACTCCGGGTATTTATGATATAATTATTGTTGGAACAATAAGTGGTTGGTCTTTTGAAAGTGGCGGTTCAAAAACTCAAATTCGAGAAGTTTTGAAGTGGGGAAATCTTCAACTACTCAACGAACCGGGTAGTTTTGAGGGTTGTATAAATATGGATCTACAAAATATCTCTGATACACCAGATTTATCAAATCTTACTACACTGGATAGATTTTTTAAAGGTTGTGAATCTTTAACACTAGTAAAAAACTTCGAGAGTTGGACACTTTCAACTATAACGTCAGTAAGTGAATTATTTTCTGGCTGTATCAATTATAATCAAAACCTAGAAGAATTAAATACTTCAAATATCGAAGATTTCTCAAGTCTATTTTATTACGCCAAAAACTTCAATGGAACCGTATCTACTTGGGATACTACTATAGCTACAAATATGGAATCCATGTTCAGATGGGCCGAAAACTTCAATAATAACATCAGCGGTTGGACGGTTTCAAGTGTGACGAATATGAATTATATGTTCGAATCCGCAAAATCTTTTTCGAATGATATTTCCTCTTGGTGTGTTCAAAATATTACGAAAACACCAACGAACTTCAATACCAATGCTATAAATTTAACCGATGATAAATTACCATTGTGGGGTGATTTTTGTATTCCAACGACAACAACAACTTCTACTACGACTATAACACCTACACCTACACAAACACCTTCACAAACACAAACACCAACCCAAACCCCTTCGCAAACACCAACACCGTCGATTACACCATCAATTACCCCTACAAATACACAAACACCAACACTAACAAGAACACAAACACCAACACCATCTATAACACCATCCATAACTCCAACTCGAACTCTTACACCTACACCAAGTTCTACACTAACACCCACTCCGACACCCACACAAACTTCTACACAAACACCAACACCATCCATAACACCCACTATCACACCATCAAGTAGTGTGACACCGACCACAACACCAACAAATACAATAACACCTACAACGACACCAACAGAGACGCCTACAACAACACCAACACCATCAATCACATCAACGGTAACATCCACACCATCACAAACCTCTACACCGACACCGACACCATCTATAACACCTACTATTACCTACACATCAACTTCAACACCTACTCCTACTCCTACACCAACATTTGAAATTACTTACAATTATATTTATTCCGGTAGTCCATCAGAAGATGCCACTCTACCAACTCAATTAACACTTGTTGATGGAACTTGTGTTGTTGAATCAGAAGTTGGACCAAATACAAATAATTACTTCAAATTTGAAGTAGAAAGTAGCAAAGAAATCACTTCAATTGTTCTTTATAGCTATGTATCACTAGACAATGTCGCTTGGATGGGTCTTCAGAGTGGTGCTACCTGGTCTAGTGGTGATAACCCTGGTTTGATGATTACTCAACAACATTTTGGAACTTCACAAATCGGTCAAAACCTTTTAATATCTAGTTACCCAATAACATCCGGTGACTATACACTCCGAGTTCAACAACTGGGATCCTTCACACAATATATTCTTCACATTGTTTATGGATAAATATCTAAAAAAAAATAATTATATATAGTACATATGAATCATGTTATAAATTGGCAACTTTTTTTAGAAGCTATCAGAAATCCAGAAGATAGTGTAGATCTATTTAAGATAACTAGCTTGATAGAACCAGACAAACCCTTTAATGCCTACTCAGTGATGAAGGGCAAAAACGAAAGGACTTGTATTAATTTTCATATTTCTCAAATACTAAATCGTCTGAAAACTGGTAGGATTCCTGAACCTGTTTCTGATTATGAACCAGGTGCAGATGAACTTTATTTTTATCAATATGTTCTTGAGTGGCTTGAAAAAACTGGATCTGCTTCTCTAAGTGAAGATGTGTTGGCTAGAAACTTTCGTGTAGAAAAAATAAATCGTAAAAGAGATCTAAAAACAAATGAATTTGATACGGAATATACGGATGAAAAAATCACTAGATTAGAAGCAAACGATTTGAAAAGACAGGAGTTGAAATCAGATCCAGACGCCTTCAGAGCTAAAGTTCCTTTTTCCGGAAATACAACAAGTTCTTTGAAAAACCCACCAAAACCAAAAATAAGTGATACTGAGAAGTGGCAAAAACAAAGAAAACCTAGAAGTTTTAAACTTAGTACACAGGGTCTTGAAAAACTCTACAATTTTTTTGATCGATCATACATCAGTTTTTACAAAGCCGACGAGGTTTATGGTGACAGAGAAGATCAAATTGCTTACTGGTCAGCTATTTATTCAGATCTATTGGATATACTTAAATCTGGTCGATGGATTTGGGAGATTTCAGGTCAAAAACAAGTAATAACCGATAAAGATAATAGAGATTATGGTCTAGGTCTTAAAATAACTCCACCAGAAGCAGCTAGACAACTCACAGAACTAGAATTTGATAATACTAGAAGAGAAATGGATAAAAGAAACAGGTGGATAGAATATGGCACTAGTGAATTCTTACAAGATATAAAATCTCGTTCACAGAAAAATGTTGAGGGAAGACAAGTTGAAATTTTAGCAGACGGCACAATTCGTGTACCAGTGAAGGGTTCTCAAGACGGTGATGATAAACATAGATTATTTTTCACTGATGATAGAGATAAACTCGCCAAGATATTCAGTATTCGCAAAACAAATATGAGAGGTGGTTACTTCATATCCTACATCGGTAGAGAGCGTGAAGTTTTTGATAGTAAATCTATACAAGATATACTTAATTTTGTGGATTCTGATAGGAAACAAATAACACTTCCCAAAATAGGCTTCACTATTAAAAAAGAACCACGTTTTCCCTACCGAACTATACCTTCTGATAAAGCTGAGCTTCGTGATACTCTATTCAAATATTATGACCTTTGGAGAAAAAAAGAAGGTCTTGAACCTTTTGAAAGAACCACGGTAAAGATAGATTATTCATCAAAATCTGAAGAACCTAATGAGTTGGACTAAAAAAAATGGATATCTTATCAGAAAATTTGAGTTTTCTTCTTATGAAGAAGGTTTGAAATTTGTAAACAAGGTAGCTAAAATAGCAAACGAAGTTAATCATCACCCCGATATAATCTTGAAATACAACCGAGTTATTGTGAGAACTACTACACATGACGAGGGTAACACTATTTCAGATAAAGATTATAATCTCACTTCACTTATTGATAATCTTATTGAAAAGGTCGGTAAGGAAGCGTAATTCGAGTATTCGCGTTATCAGCAAATATCAAGAATCTTGCATCATTTCCAACTTTAGCAAGTGTTAGAAGTTCTGAGTGATCAGATTCAGATATAACATCAGAGAATAAACGTATATTCGTAAGTTTCATGTCTGAGGCTAATATTTGAGCGCTTTCAGATTCTATTTCTATAAATTGACTAGTTAAATCTAGTTCATTAGAGAATAGTTTTTTAAGTGTAATCGAAGGTAAAAATTTAGCTTCATCCTCTACATCAACATTTCGTTTGTAGAGATATTGTTGGATTTTTCTCTGGCGCTGATCTATATTTACTAGATAACAATACCAAACATCAGTAGTAATACTAGAAACAGGTAGAGAATAAGTAGTAGAGTTTAGTGTAACTAGTGCGTTAGAAGAATTTATATCTATTTTTATACCTTCAGACGCAGCACTATTATAATACGTAAATAAGTTGTTAGACATAGTTCCAGGTATCGCATTGAAATTTAACCAAGCAAAATAAGAAATGTTTTGACCTTTAGTGAACACATTTTGTATATTGTTATAAACAACTGCGTCACTTCCTCTTACGATACTATTCATTTGATAGTGTGATTTAGAGATAATAAAAGTAGAATTTTCAATCAGTTCTTTTTCAATTCTGGATCTAACTTCAAGTCTGACTGGATCTTGAGATAAAGTCTTAAACTCTGGGCGATTAGCAGTTGATTTCTTATCTTCTTCGAGTTCTACTCCGAATAACTCTTCAATAGTTGAGTTTCTAGTGAGTCTTTCAACTTTTTCTTGTAGATCTTGATTGAGTGCCGTAACATTTGCGGCTTGTGAATATTTCTTAAGCATAACTTTCCAATATACAGCGGCATTATTGATTTGTCTAAATTCACGAACATGTTCAACAATAAACATTTTGTTTATTTGACAAAACCATATAAAATCTTCTTTGGCTGGTCTTTTTTCAACTCCAAAAAGCTTTTTGAAGTCTTCTTTGATAATGTGAATCTCGAATGAATCAAAAAGTGATAGATCGAACTGATTTATCATCATAGTGTCTTCTGGGAATTTGTTCTGTTCTACTGAAACTTTGATAAGACCATCACAAACATAGTTATAAAGTTGATACTCGTGAAAGGTGTGGTCGATTCCATTTTTATCAGGATCTGTTAAAAAGTAATAGATTTCATGCCCAAAAATTTGATTGGTGTCCGAAGCCATTTTTTGCCAGAAACTTAGGAGTGGATTTAGTTCGTAAGGTTTGTAAAGTTTCGCCTTGTCTTCATCGGTAAGCTTGTAAAGACCACTCGAACTACATGTTTTATTGAGCATTTCACTCTGAAGTTGGCCGGTCGTTGCTGGTTTTCCACCAACGAGTTCCAGTTTAAGGCAAGTACAATCTTGTCTTAAGGCTAAAAGATTTGTTTTTTTAGAATCTTCTGTTACATTCTGAAAGTCTCCGATAAGATTTATATCCCAGACTTTTACCCAGTCTGTTCCGGTATATTCTAAAAGATATTCAACTTGAAAAAAACGAATAGGATTTATTCTAGCTGTTTTTATATTTTCTCTAGTTAGTGGTTCCCAGTTGGTAGTTGATTTACCATAATCCTGTGAATATCTCCACTTAACAGAAAGGTTATCACTATCACCAGAAGTTATAGTTTCAAAATGATCGAGTTTGAATACCTTATAAATATAGGGTGGTTTGATAATAACAGTATTATTTGAACTATTTAGAAAAGCCTCTGAATCATCTGATATAAGATTCCTCTCTATACTAAACTTGATATTGAAACTCTCTAAGTAGAGTAGATAGGCCTCAGACTCACCAGTTCTAGTGAACTTAACTTGAAAATTGAGTGTATCTTTCGAATCCCAAGATGGGAAGTTAGTTGGTTTTTTCTTAAGCTCTAGCCAAGACGACCAATTCGATCCGTCAGGAGATATGCGATACTCGGTCTGGAAATACCTATATTCTGAGCTCGATCCACTAATATAGGTAAATTGAGCTATTTTTTCAACATCGTAAAGATTATTAATCGTAAAGGTTAGAGATTGTGTAGCAGAAAAAGTCCACACACTAGCTGTAAAAACGGTTAGATAACCCGTGGTGTAGTCGTAAGTTGTATTAAACACGATTTATATATTAAATCTTAAAAGTTTGAACCGATTTCATTTTTTTTTATTATCTTTGTGTGATTATGAATATACGAGACATTTTTATAGAACTTACCAGAGAAACTTACCCACACGGATACGAGTCAGAACTTATCAAATTCCTACCAAAATCAGCCGTAAGAGACGAGATGGGAAACTACTCCCTTGAAATAGGTGAGAGAAACACCTATGCATTCACTTCACACCTAGACACTGCCGGCCGTGATAAAGTTTATGTTGAACACGTATTTGAAGGAAATCTCGTTAAAACATCCGGTAAATCAATACTCGGAGCAGACGATAAAGCCGGTATGTCTCTAATGCTCTGGTTAATAGATAGAGGTTTTCCGGGTAATTACTATTTCTTTGTTGGAGAAGAGGTTGGATGTAAAGGTTCACGATATTTTTCCCAAAAACATATCCATTCACCAAATGAAAATCTTTCTAAAATAATTTCTCTCGATAGACGAGGAACATCCTCTGTTATTACTCACCAAACAAGACAAAGAACAGCAAGTGATATTTTTTCTCAAACACTATGTGATGAACTCAATAAAAATGGTCTAAATTATAGAATTGATACGAACGGATTTTCTACTGATTCACTACAATTTGCATCAATCTATCCAGAGTGTACAAACCTTTCAGTTGGTTATCAAAACGAACACACTACTTCTGAATATCAAGATTTAGCTCACTTAGAAAATCTAGCATACGCTTTGTCACGTATTGACTTTAATCTACTACCAGTAGATAGAGATCCGAAAAAATATGATTATCTTCCCTACACCTACACAGGGTACAACAACTATTCATATTCACCACCTCTTCTACCACCAAAAAAAGAACTGGTAGAAAGTAAATATTTTTGGGATAAGAAGTTTCGTCGTGATATTCGAGTCGATAAATATTTGAGCTCAGGAAAAATACAATCGATAAAACTTTGCCGAGAAAGATTGTCATTAGAGAAGGAACTTATCAAAAAATTTTTGGGTGATATAGAAGTTGAATATACAGAAATGAAATGGGATGGATTGAACTTAGTTCTCAAATCTTACGATGAAATCTCTCAACAGATTGATAGAACTGAACTTTCTGAGTTCATACCCGATCTAAATTTTTACTTAAACTAAATTGTAACTGGTTGTAGCCATAATTTATATATATGGCTATGGAAGGTGGTATAAAGATTTATATCAATAAAAAGTTTAAGAATGTTTTAGTTCGTATTGAAGTTAGTGATACGAGTTTAGAGGTTAAAAACATCAATCGAGACGATATGTATAATCGTTCGTTTTCTGATGTCACAGCTCTAAATTTTATCAACGCAATAAACAATCCACTAGGAGATTGGGGATTCTCCGAGCCTTTGGAATATGTTATTATTGAAGAAGATGGTTCTATACAAAGGTTTTCAGGTCAAGATTTAGTCAATCTACCCTATATTTTGAGAGCGGGATTTCCGGACGAACTAAAAATGAAATCGAATTCTCTAATACGTGAAGCTAATTTTCTACCACCCAATATTCTCACTCCAACAAAAAAATTGAATTCAAATAGGATTGATGGTATAAAACAACTCAATTGGTCCTCCTTATCTACTCCTACTTTTACTACTATAAAGCAAAATAGAAATGAACCACTCAGAATCGATTCTTATTTTGGTGTTAAAAATATCACATCAAACACTATTTATAGGCACTCGGGTGAGTATAGTCCTATATTTCATACGATTGAACTTTTTGACAATAAAAACTACAGATTTCTACCAGAACTTACTAATTTCGGCAAAACAAGACAAACTATAATATCAAAAGTAAACCGAAGATCGAACCTATTAAAACTTAGAAATAATCCGAGTTATCGTTCAATATATCCATCACTTGATGAGTTTGGTTATACTACATGGGATTTTAATATTTTCAAATCAACCTGGGATAAAAAGTTTTGGGTTGAAACTTATCCTAACCAGGATACCGTGATAGGATCACAGGTTCCGGTGGTAGCACCTAGTCCAGTAGTAAGAACTACAACTCAACCACCGGTTAGACCCGAAGATTGTCCTTTTGATTGTTTCACTTATATTATTTCTTAGTTTCTGGTAATCAAGAAAAAATATATATAAAGAAAAAAAAAAAATTAAATGGCTTTAGTTCTTCAGTGTGATAATTATAACGTAACACTATATAGGGATAGTATCGATACTTCAACAAGTATTCTAACAACATATCCTACGTCAACCTATAAATACTATCTTCAATATACTAACTGTTGTGGTGGGAGTAATACCACAATAAGATTAGATGGGGCACCAGGATGGGATCCAGGAACGGATCCTATCTATACATTTTCAAACTTACCTTCTTATGGTTTTGAACCTGTTGTTTATGTTCAAAGAATTTCAGATGGACAAATTTTTATAGTGCTCGATTACACACCTGGTGATGACGGATGGCTAACGGTTACAAAAGGATCGCAAGCTTTCCCATCGTGTTCTACTACAACAACCTCAACTACTACTGGAACTCCCACTACAACTAAAAATCCAATAAACGTTATATTCAACTCATGTTGTGATAATTCTGCTACCTTTTCTTCACTACTAACTCAATATTGGGGAAATCAAAAAGTTATTTGCTTGAAAGATCCAATACAAAATGTATATTTAATTTCTGGAACTGGTTCCCAGTTGATTAATTCTGGTTCATGGTCAAATTACTTTCTTAGTGAGACCGTAACAAATCCTGGACCTAGTTGTAGTTGTGACTGCGCTACTCAATCGATCGGTTGTACTCGAATTAGAGTAACTTCCACCGAACAAAATGTATTTAGATATCTTGAATGTAGTAGTGGTTTTCTAATAGATCAAATGCTTGTTCCAACAAACTTTTTGGTAAATGAACAAGCAACACTTATCGCAATGCCAAGTACATGTTCAGTTGGTATTACTACTGCCACGGCAACAGTAAATTTTAACATTTCTCAAGGAACATTAGTCAATAATTTTGTTGGTGGTTCAGCTTCATCTATTCTTTACACCGGACCATTTGGTAATTTCATGTCTTCAACTAATTCTATCTATACAGCCGGAACTGCAGGCGTTTACTATATTCAGAGTGAAATCGAAAGTTCCTATATAGCTGCTGGAAATGCTACAAATTCTTTGATTGCTAAACTCCAAAAAAATAGTGGAGGTGTTGTTTCTTTACTTGATTCATCATCTTGGACTTTGTATTATAATGATGCTCAAAATTACACAGGAACTATGAGTATTCAACTTGGGTTTTCGACCTATTCACTTCTCCAAGGCGATAAGGTTTATGTTGAGATATCCAAAAACAGCAATCTAATAGCAGCCACCTATTCATCATCGGTATGTCAATCAGGTCAGGTTTTAACAGTATATGCAACTAGTAGTGGTGGATCTCCGGAAAATAATACCTCTTTCGATATAAGTTATAATATTGGAGATCCAATCACAGAAATTTATTCACAGAGATATAGACTCAAATTTGGCCATCCACCAGCACAGACTAATTGGTCTGGATCTACCTACTCATTTCCATCTTCGGGTGGTTATACGTTTAGTTGGAATATTTCTGGTTCCTTCAGTATAACCTCAAGTAGTGGGGTCGATCAATTCACTATACAAGTAATTCCACTTTCAAACAGAAACTTCTTCTATGGATACCAAGAAAAAACTTTTGACACAAATGTTTCTAACCAGTCTTTCAATTTTACAGAATCGAACTATAGTCAAACTTTGAATCAAGGTGAGGTTGGCGACTTACTTATGGTTGTTCGACTTCAAGCAACAAGTTTACCGAATGCAACTTTAAACTTAAATCTAACAATAGATAATGGATCGGTATTTAGTATAAGTAGCACACCAAGATGGGCATCTGAGGTAAGAAATCTTACCTATTTTGAAGTTCTCTTGAGTCCAACTTTCAGTAGCCAATCAACAGCTTGGGGGTATGATTTTTGTGCTAGAACACCACTTCAGAACCAACCACCTATCCAAAGAATTTCGGGTTCTTATACCTATTCGGTGTGTTCAACACCGGGAAGTATTTACTTTCCTGCATGTTCTCCTGCACTTTCTTATACTTGTGGGACTTATACAAGAAGTTTTGTTGAAATAAGCGGAACTCAATGTCTTTGGCCGACTACTACTTCTACTACTACTCTATCTGGCGGTGGTGGAGGAGGTAGTCTATAGAAAATCTTAATTCCCGATGGGAAAAGATTTCTATTATAGTGAGGATTGTAGTTTTTTTTACCAAATTGGTAGTATAAAAACAAATAAACCTTGGTTAAGACCGAGTTTTGGCTCTGTTAAAAATTTTTTATCTAATTCTTCTGTAAAATCTATTTTAGATAAATATGAACTCTGTTATCTTTATGGAAGTTTCATTTGGAAGGATATTCCAACATGGGATTTAGATCTTGGACTAAAAAGAAATATTTCAAATATAGATTGGAATGATGTTGAGAACGACTTCAATAAATTGAATTATATTTCACTTACAGAATATTCACTTCTACTTGATTTAAGCCTTAGAGAGGATGAATATCAAATGCCAACAAGAAAAGAATTAGAAGTTTTCAATTCAAGTAGAGAAATTGACCAGTGGTTCTACCTCAAACCAGATAATAAAGTTATTAAAATTAGTTACTATCATAAAAAATCTTGTGATGATGAAATAATTTTTGATTTTAGAAAGTCTAGTCATATGTTTCATCTTACAACCTCACTTACAAATAATCACCTTGTTTTACTTGATTATTCAAATCTACAACATCCAGATAAAGTCATAAGAAGAATTTTGAACGCAAAGAAAGAGTTCATCAAACCGAAATTGGATATTTCTACTTTTTTAGGCTTATCAGAGAGCGAATTCGAAGATATAAAAAATTATTAAATTTCTTAAAGATCTAAAAATTCTAATATATAGATTAAATGTCTATATTCGTTCTCAATAATAATGCGGTATTTCCAAACGCTGATGGTTTAATTAATCAACAAACAGCTAAAATACTATACACAGGATCCACAATCGGTAAGTCAAATCCTATAAGTGGTGTTGTAGATAGTTGTCGTATTAGAAATTTGAGTTATATACAAGAATCATCAGCTAGAATTGATAATAATAATCCGACTGAATTCACCATAACACTTAACTCGAATTCTACATTAAATGCTAAATTTTTGAGTGTTACCTCATCATATGGTTTGGAAAACTTTTCTAAAGGAGTATTATTCATAGGAACTTTATTTGGAGGAACTCAAAGTAAAGATATTTCTGGAACTTATAAGATTAATTCTCTATTAACACAAACACTTGGTAATCTACCAGTTTCAAAGAATATAAATATCCAACCCTACACACAAAGTGGTGCTCTTTCTGGTCTGACTAGCTCATCTACTTTTAGTTTTGATAACTTTATTCAACCAGAAATTTTCACACTCAATAAATTACAAATAAAAAATTCAAAAATCTACTCTGGTTTTTACAAAAGAGCTCTGTTCGAATCAAATGATTTCAATTCTGAACAAGAGGATTTACCAATAAATGATAGAGAGAAGATTTCCAAGCTAAGAATTTCAAATACTATTCTTTCTAAAACAAACAATTTTATTCAAACAACATTACATAAATCTATTGTTACTTCAGGTAATTTTATCAGTGGGTTAGTGAACAGTTCTATTTGGAAGAACACCGAATTTCTATCCGGAGTTTTTAACAATTCTACCTGGGTTTCTGGAACTTTTTCTGGTAGATTCTTATCTAGTTATACTTACTCATCTACTTCTCTGTCTTTTAATAATCTTTGGAAAGCTTGGTATAATGGTAACTTTCTTTCGGGTGATTTCGAAAAATCACTCTGGATAGATGGGAAATTTTCATCAGGTAACTTCTACGAATCTGTGTGGCTAAGTGGTACTTTTTCTGATGGATCGCTCGGTTCTGAAAACCTCAAAGCTAACCAAACATCTTTTGGAACTATTTTAAACACAACTGGATACGGGAGAACTTCTTCAACTTGGATAAACGGTGTTGTTAAAAATGGTGTTATTGGTGGTTCAAGTTTTGTTGAGTGGTTAGGTGGTAACTTCAACTCAGGTGAAGTAAGAGGTGATAGTGGATTTTATACTACTTGGAAAAACGGCATTTTCAACTCAGGAAGAATAAACGGGAATGTTATTTGGCAAGGTGGAAATTTTAATAACGGGTCTTTCAACTCAACTTGGGGTCTTGGATCCGCGATGACTGCTTCAAATCATTTTGGTTGGCAGGGAGGCCGTTTCAATTCTGGAGTTTTTGGTTCAGGTGATGGATTAACAAACTCTAGTTGGTGGGATGGAGAGTTCTGGGGTGGTGTATTTAAGGGTAAGATCTGGAATAGTGGAAAGTTCTACAACGGCGATTTTATAGGTGGTTATACATCATCTGTTTTATCAGATGAGCAAGCGGCAAGAAATTATTTTACAGGTAGTTACTGGGGATTATGGAAAAACGGATTAGTTATCGATAATTCTAACATGGGAACTACCGATAGAGATATCTTTACACCATTAAATATTTCTTCAGAGGTTAGAAACCTATCAAGAGCAAATTTTCAAAATATGCTATGGGTCGATGGAACATTCAGTCATGATGTGGGTGTTATTTTCAATTCTTTGTGGCTACAAGGTAGATTTGTTAAAGGTAACTTCAGAAACTCTAGCTTTAACCCATGGGTGAATCGCGTAGGCCTGGTAGAGAATGAAACTTCCGCTTTATCTTTCAATTTAACACAAAGTTGTATTTGGAAAGGAGGTAATTTCATTGATAGTCACTTCTATATCTCAGAGTGGCAAGATGGTGTGTTCCAATCTGGAACAATGACAGCGGGAATATGGCACACGGGTGTTTGGGAATATGGATTCGCTAACAATATCTTGTGGAAAGGTGGTAGATGGAGAAACGGTAACTGGAACGGAACACCATTCACAAGTCCGTCACCTGCTCTAGAAGAAAAAACTTCCATCTATCTTAAAAGAGTGAATAGTTTTATATCTTCTACATCCAGTATGTGGGATAAGGTTCACTATATGAACGTTGGATCTTTTTCTGTGAATTCAACCGAAATAGTGAATTTTGGATTTAATCCATCTTCCACGGAATACTATACACAAACGTCCAACGCATCTTTAACTGATTGGACTTTATCATCTTCAGCTCTTATACCAACCGGAACATTCTTACCTCTACAATTTTCAGAGCATCTTATCCCACAAGTATGGGAATGTAATGACACTTCTTGTCAAATATCTAGAAATGTTTTTAGAGATACAAGTTTCACCTACCGTATAACAATAACAGCTAGATGCTATAGAAGTGTTACAAACCCTACCGATCCAACTAATGTTTATTTATTTGCTAAGATTGGTTCTTTCACTCAATCAGAAATACTACCAAGTAGTGGTGAACCTGGATATTGGTCAGGGAATTTTCCTGCTTTCTCACCATTATCAACAACACCAATAGCTACCGATTATAGTATTGGAACACCTTTAATACATTTGAATAATACACTAACAGATTATATTTTTGATTATTCTCCAAAAATTTCTGACGATAAAGATTTAATTATTCAAGCTTACAATTTCAATCCGGGTTTCTTTGCTGGGGTTGAAATCACGAATATCTCAATTCATAAAATTATATCAAACTATAACCAAGTCTATAATAATAAACTTACGAATTCTTCTACATCTACTGCACCAACACTGGCATTTTCTGATTTACCAAACACAAGTTATAACACACCCTCTGATAATGGTTCAGTTGTGAGAATGAATTTTGGTAATGGTGTTTTTGAAAAAGGTATTTGGGAGAATGGAGTATGGAATAATGGTTGGAGAGGAGATGAACATTCGTGGACTTTTAGTAGCTGTTCAAACTTTATACAAACAAGTCAATTCACATACACGTTAAGAATAGAAGGTGAAAATAGCAAAAACTTTACTGTAGGTGAAAAGGTGAGTATTTCTAATATTGCGGGAATTGACGTTAATCAAGAATTCACTCTTATTAAATCTTCAGCAACTATCTTGGAAAAAAGTTCAGAATTCATAAGGGTTGAATTTGTGTCGAACACACCACTTCGTAGTATAGTAAAAGATTCACAAGATCATCCGATAAAAGTATCCAAAAATGTTTGGCTAAGTGGAGCATTCCTAAATGGATATTTTTCGGGAATTATGATCTATGGACTAATCAATGGATATCCCGAGAATTTACTTATGGAATCTACACATCTTGTAGATGGTGTTTTTGAAGGTGGTCAGATTTCAGATTCTGGTCAAGATAAATGTCTCATTCAGAGTTTGAAGTTTTCTGATGGATCATATCTTGTACAACCCGATAAAATCGATCCTAACTATTCTTCTCTATACAAAACGCCTTTGCGTATGATTGGTGCTAGAAACAGAAGATATAACTCATGGATTAATCTTTCATGGAATCAGTCTCAAAGAACAAATACCTACGATAACCTAAACTATTTTTCGGAATTTTTCGATAAATCTATTAAATACTTAAACCACACTTCTTATACGACCGATAATATTTTAAGAATCTCAGCAAATATTAGGAATATTTCAAATACTAGTGTATCAAGCTATAGTCTAGGAAAAAAATTCTCACCCGTAGTTTCTAAAATATCTCAATCTGGACAATTTAATTATGTAACAAATATTAAAAATGGGGTGCCACAATTATCAAACACCTCTAATTTATTAGAGTTTTTCTCAAGGGGCTGGACATATTCATATTCCATGAATAATATTTTCAATCTTCAATCAGCTACATTTACATCTAACTATAACATCACGGATCCTGATTTCTCTAACTTATTACTTGTAGAAACGTCGGCGTCCGCTTCTGGTTCTGGTTTTTCTTCTTGGAACTTTTCAAATAAAAATTCAACTATATCTAGAGAAAGATATTCTCTTGTAGAGTTTGAGGTTTATACACACTCAGGTTCAAGTGTTGTGGATTTTATGAACTTCGGAACTTCTTCAAACAAATATCCCAGAATATATCTGAATAATAAGCCTATAGATAATCTACCCAATCTTTTATCTACACCAGTTGATCATCTGTCTTATACTTCGAGTGTTAAAAGGGAATACTTCTTCAATTTAGAAAAACTTGACTTTTCTATATTGGGTGGATCGGATTTCGATTCGGGTTGGTCTTCACCCTCTTCTCAAATCTATTTTTCTCGAATAAATTTCTATGAAGTTGATAGAATTCCGTTTTTTAATTACTATTTGGACTCATCAGGAACTGATAGAATTGATAGGTTTATGAAATCACCTACTAAAGCTATTGCCCCAAGAATTGATTATAGTCGTCTAGATTTTGATTTCATAGGAAATGTTCAGATTTACAGATAGAATTAACTTTTCTTTATTAGAAAAAGATGTCCTGATTTACCTTGAGAAGTAACAGATATATTACCCATCGATTCAATTTTTAGAAACTTTTCACCTTTTGGGAACTTTATTTTTTCTAACTTTTGATTACCTAGGATTCTTCTTTTACCTTGACAGTCACCACAAATGATTGATCCAGTTTTTCCTTTGCCTTCACAAAAACTACATACCTCATCTCTCCAATCCTTACCAGTTCCTTCACAGAAATCACAACCATCTTCGTTTTCAAATTGTCTTAGTATATTACCATTTTCATCCTTGATAACTATTTTTCCTCTGAGATCTAGACCGGTTCCTTTACAAGATTTACAAGTAACCCATCTTTGATATTCTACAACACCTCCAAAATTTTTTTCAACTTCTAGATGTATATGTAGATCTGTTTCAGATTTGATCTTATCGAACTTACCCTTCTCCCAAGTTTTTGATAATATAGTTTGTTCATAGTTTTTAAACTCATTTACAAGTTTATAGTTTTTACCAAAACGACTTCTTTTATCCCAATCTTTTCTTAGCTTTTCGTTACTGAAAATTTCGTAGGCTTCGTTTATCTGTGAGAATAGATTACTATCTCCACCAACATCTGGGTGTAGTTTTTTAGATAGTTTATAATATTTTTTTTTAATTTCGTCAGACGTAGCATCTTTATCCACACCAAGTATCTGGTAATAGTTTTTTTCTAAATCCATACTCTATTTATGCGAATTAATCTTTTGGTGATAAGAAGTTTTTCTCAACATAGATAGCTTTTCTGATCTCTTCTCTACGAACAACTGATTTTTTCTTGAACTCTTTTCTATTTCTGAGTTCTTTAATAACTCCCACTCTATCAAATTTTCTCTTGAATATTTTCAGAGCTTTATCTATTGGGTCTTTACCTAGTTCTACTTTAATCATAACTTATATATCTTTTATTGGATCTCCTGGGTAGAAGTTTCGGTTATTTGTGAAAAAACATCTTTATTCACACTGATAATTCTATCAAAAAACTCACCACTCATCAGGGCGTGATGAACTACAAATATACTTATCTTATAGTTGTTAGCAAAATCTTTAAGTAATAATAAAATAGACTCAATACCTTCGAGATCTATCGATGAGAAAACTTCATCAAGAAAAAGAATATTGATATGTCTTTTAGTTCGTATCATTTTCAGATAAGCTATCATAATACAAATGTTGATTCTTTTATTTTCACCAGTCGATAGACTATCTTGTTCAATTACTTCATTTAGGTTTTTAATCTCAGCGTTGAAGTTTTGATCTAACACTACTTGAAATGGTATTCTCATTTTACGTAAATTTTCAGCTACAAAATGATTGATAGGTTCGATGATTTTAGAAATAATACTTTTTTTAACACCATCTTCACTCAATATTTTAGAAAGTTCTTTGTAATAAACTTCTTTTTCTTGTAAAATTACGTTTTCACCAGATACAACATCCATCTTAGAAAGAAGTTCTGATTTGGTATTCTCAAACTCTTGTGTAGTATGACTTTGAGTAGAACCTGAGTTTTTTTTCTGTGTGAGTTGATCGATTTGTGATTTGTAGTTACGAAGTAAATAAGTTAAATCGTTGAAGTTTGTAGTTACATCAACGGTCAATTCTCCAAGTTTCTTTTTCTTTTCTCCCAAAGAAGTTATATTTTGTGTAATCTGCTCTAATATTTTTTGGATACCTTGTTTTTTCTGATCTAGTTCATTTCTTAAATCAGCAAAGAATTGACCATCGAAAGAAACTTTACAAGTGGGACACTTTCCTGAGTTGTAAAGTGATATTTCTCGATCGACATTATTTAAATTATTTCTGATTTTATAGAGTTCCTCTTTCTCTTTATCAAGGTGTGTGTTTATCTCAGTTTCTTTAAGTGCTATTTTATCCTTTTTTTCCTTCAATAACTTATACTCTTCTTTTCTTTTTTCTATTTCAGCATTGAGAACTGAGATCTCTTGATCAAGATCTTCTTTTTCTCTTTCGAGCGCTTTTTGAATAGACATATCAATTGAACGTATAGAGCTAGCAAGGGATCCTATTTCAGCATCTAATCTAGCGAGTCCTATTTTATTGGTCTTATTAAGATCCTTCAAGATATCAGATAGAATATTGATTACTTCAAGGTTAAAAAGTTTATCTAAAAGAAGTTTCTTTTCCTCAGACGAGAGTGAAATAAAATTCTTAAAATCGTTGATAGATAGTGAAATAAAACTCTTGAAAGTTTCAATATCAATACCAACTAGTTTTTCTATTCTTTCATCCAGTGAAGCTTTACCAGCTTTATCGATTTCAAGACCATTTTCAAGAACTCTCAAAACATTCGGAGATATCCCACGAATAACTTCGATTTCAGATCCAGAAGATTTAAATTTTATTTTGTTCAAAAGCTCACCGTTTATTCTATTTGGTAATAGGGATGATTTAGTCCATTTTTTATTTTTCATGGATTTCACTTTTCCATAAAGTGAGTATTCTACACACTCAAGTATTGAACTTTTACCAGAACCGTTCGATCCACAAAGAAGAATAAGTTCTCCTGCTTCAGTATTAAACTTTACAACTTGTTCTGTATTTCCAAATGATTTATATCCACGTATTGAAATTTCTTCTATAATCATTCAAGTTTTATCATTTTTTCAAAAAAAGATTTAGTAAAAATATATATAGATTAAAATAAAAATCAAGTTTATGAAGCATTTAAAGACTTACGAATCGATGATAGAGGATGATTACTCAGATTATGAGATGGGAGTAGATCCCTCTAATGAAATTGAGTATCATGATTTTCCATATGAACCTATGAATGTTCCCCTGTCACCTTCTGAAACCAGAGAAGAGAGAGCAAAGAGAATAAAAGATGAATTTCCTTATAATCCTATTAAAAAAGGGGAAGGTGATGGATTATCAAGAAAAGAGAGGGAAAAAGAAATTATAAAAAGATTTCCAGAAAAATAATTCCTAAATTTATATGACCGAGACACCCACAGAAACACCCACCATAACCCCAACAGAAACATCTACACCCACTCCAAGTCCAGTCACAAACTCTGGATATCCATTTATATTACTAGATCTTCCATATACATTTCCTTCTTCAGGCAATGCTATAATGAACGGTTCAGGTGGTGCCACAATGGGTATCACTAAAATCAACGAACTGGGTTTAACAGGGAGAGGATTTTATTTTAATAGTATTGACGCAGATGGTGTGGATAGAAGTTCGTATTTCCAAAGTTTTTTGAATCAAGGTGTGACTATAAGTTTCACACAATATAGTAATACTGCCATTTACTCAGGTGACACACAATCATTCAAATCGTGGAGTTTTACGGCTAGTGGGACTGGTTTTGTTTTCGGTAGCAATATAGGAGTTCCCCCGTCAAACTCACCATCCGGACTAGCTACTATTGTCCAAACCAGTTCTTCAGATTTTTCATTTGGAGTCCCAGTTTATATTAGTTTGGGTAATATCGAATTATCCACACCAACACCAACACCTACAAATACAGAGACACCTACAAATACACCAACAAATACTGAAACACCTACTGAAACACCTACACCGACAAATACTGAAACACCTACTGAAACACCTACTGAAACTCCAACACCTACAAATACAGAGACACCTACAAATACACCTACAAATACCGAAACACCAACACCAACATCCACAAATACACCTACAAATACAGAGACACCCACAAATACACCCACAAATACTGAAACACCAACATCCACAAACACACCTACAAATACTGAAACACCTACTGAAACCCCTACACCGACAAATACTGAAACACCTACTGAAACACCTACTGAAACTCCAACACCTACAAATACAGAGACACCTACAAATACACCCACAAATACCGAAACACCAACACCAACATCCACAAATACACCTACAAATACTGAAACACCAACAAACACACCAACAAATACCGAAACACCAGATGTCTCACCGAGTGAAACACCTACTCAGACACCAACAAACACACCAACAAATACCGAAACACCTACAAATACACCTACACCCACAATAACACCTTCTTCTACGAACACCAGTGAGATTTGTGGAACTGTGTCTGGTACCATCAATGTTTTATTCTTAGGTGACGCAAACGTAGATACTGTTGCATCAAACATTAATTCTTATATTAACACAGAAGGATTTTCGATAACATACTCTACTGTGAGTATGTCCACAACATATAGCGGAAGTGGTTTAACAAGTTCAGGTTATGATGTTGTGTTCATTTACACCAATGGTAGTCAAGTAGGTGCGTCTGGTCTTGGCAATTCACTACTTGAATTTGTGAATTCTGGTGGTCATATTATATCTGGAGTATTTTTATGGAATCTTTATCCTTCGGGATTTACACACTCATCACTCACACCATTTCTAGCCACAAACACACAATCAACAATAGGAGGTAATTTCACATTTTCTACTTCTATATCTATTGCAGATGGGTTAAATTCAACTTTTGGTGGAACACCTTTCACAAACGGTGATCCAACTCTTTCCAGCGGTGCGGTTCTTCACGCATCCTACACCCCGAGTGGAGTAAAGTTACTTGCGATAAAGGAAGTTGGTTGCTCAAAACTAATTGGTATCAATACTTGGTTTGGTTCGATTACTAGTAATACATCCACTTTGTGTAAAATGCTTGGTAGATCTATACTATATTCGGTTGGCCAACTCCCCCAATACGAACCATCACCAAGCTCAACACCTAGCTCTACACCAACTTCTACGATAACTCCTTCAGTGACACCATCGGCAACAGTTACTCAGACACCAGATTCTACTTCTACGCCAACACCAACAAACACACCCACACCAACTTCCACAACAACACCTACACCCACACCTACACCAACTCCATCACCCGAAGTGACCACAACCACTTCAACCACCACACAAGTAGTTCCAATAACAACACTACCACCTAACCAACCTTCGTCCGACACTTACTCAGGTGGAAATAAACAGTTCGCAAGCACTTACGGTTCAAAGCCAATGGGATTAAAAGTACCAATCCAACCAAGAACTAGAAGTAGAAGATTTTTCAGAGGCTAACCTTTCTAGATATATAAATTAGATGTATAATTTTATAGGAATAGATATTAGCTTAAATAGCACTGCGGTTTATATTGAAACATCGGATAAAAAAATAGTTCTTAGTTTTACCTCAAAGAAAGATAACAACATTTGGATCAATGAGTTAAAATCATCCGGTGTTATTTTTACACATCTGTATCGGAAATCTTCATCAGATTACTCTAGTAATGAAATACTTAAACTTCTTGACTTCAGTGAACTTTCACACAATATTGTTGATACGGTGACTAGGTATCTCGATCCTACTATGAAAACTTTCTGTAGTATAGAGGGTTACTCTTTTTCTAGAAACACTAGTTCAATCTTGGATATTGTATCTCTTTCTACTTTAGTAAAAACAGAACTACTCACCAGAATACCGGACATAGAGATGTCTATTATTTCACCACTCTCTCTTAAGCTCGAATCCTGTAAACTTGTCTATCCACCGATTGAACTAGGTGTTAAAAAGAAAAAATTGAAATGGGTCAATGATCAAGGCATAGCCGGTGGTAGTTTTAAGAAGCAACAAATGTTTAAGGCGTTTATTGATGGCAAAATAGATGCCCCAATTTACAACATTCTTTTTCATCACAAAGACCTAATGGATAGAGAGAAGATACCCAACCCAATAGAAGATATTGTAGATTCAATTTTTTGTCTAAAAGTCCTGAGAAGAAAAATTGTCACGAATGAAAGTTTGGCACAATAGTTGATAAACTATATTTTAAAAATAATATATAACTAAAATGATTGATCGCCTAAAAACTCTCTTATCCCAAATGGAGACCGGAAAAAGAATCACAACCGTTGAAGAGTTTGAGAAGATTGTAAAATCTTTTCAGATGACCTGTTCTTGGTCAACTACAACGGTTGATGGTAAAAATCTTATTCAAGAAAACTGGATCAGCAAGGTATTTCCTATTTTTGCTCTTACAAGAATATTTGATATTGATTCTCCACTTGTTGAGAAGATGCCACAGGGTGAGAAGATCAAAATTTTCAACTTGATCTTAGAAAAAGAAGTTGATGTAGAAAACTACGAAAAGGCTGCCGTTCTACGAGATCTCATTAACTCATTCTAATAAGGAGATCTTGTAATCTCTAACATGTGCCTGTAGATCCCTGATATAAATATTTTCTTGACCTTCTGACAGAAGAAAACTTTCATCATCTCGTCCTAAATGAAAGAATTTTTTGCCCGACTTTATTCCAACTTCACTTACTAAACGTGGTAAGATTTTCAAGCAATCGTATTCAGTTTTTAGAGAGTTATCTTTTAGTGAAGTCCTTCTTGTATTAAGGGTAAATACCCATTTTACTTTTCCATACACATCTCTTTTGAATAAAAAATCCAGTTTTGGTAAAAAATCTGGATCTATTCGGTTTATTAGAATAAAAGTATAACTTGGACGATCTTTAGAACCTTCTATTGCTCTTATTATTCTAGTGAAATCATCTCTATAATCAAAGAATAGTTTACCCTGATCGCTATCAATTTTAGTCCAGTTAGCAGCATCAAAAAAACGAGTATTAGGAAGTAAATCTTTGAGTTCAACAACCAGGGAAGACGCTTCCCAACTTGTATAAAATATCCAATTTAACCTATCAAAAAATATCATCTATTTCTGTATTTAGTAAAATATTTAACCCCTCGATCGAGTAAAAGATCTTAATAATCCAATAATATTTTCCCTACCGACTGGGTTTTGGCTTTGTATAGAAAAAGGTGGTAAATCTTCACCAGTATTTAAAAGATAATCTACAAGCCACTTTGCGCAGTCGTATCCAGTCAAATCTTCACCGAGATCGTGATCAAAGCAAATCTCTTCGGGAAGACCTCTTTGAGTAATACAATCCGAGAAATCATGGAAATTCTTACACCAAACAATCTGCTCTTTACGATCATCGAAATCAGGTGCGTATTGTAGAACCCAATCTGCTAGAAAGGGATTTCTCATGTCATCGAGCCAGAGTAAATATCCAGTTTTCATGTTATTTTTTTTGATTATATTTAAGAAATGTCACCAAGAAAAAAATACCCCAAAAAGAGGTCAAAGCCCATCTGTAAGATTCAACAGGAGTATCGAACTTAAACTGACTAGTTGTGTAGGCACCAAGCATAAAACTAGAAATAAAGAAGAGGAACAAGAATAAGTATTTCATAAGTTTTTTTTACAAAGATACGTAACTTTCATCTACTTTGTATCTAAAATATCTACAAATGATAAGAAATTTATGTTCTCGTTTTTTTCTGCGGTTGATATTATACTACTCAAATCTGTGGTGTCGTTGTTGTCATATTTGTAATCCAAGTAGAAGAGTTGATCACTTGGTTTGCCCATAGGTTTAACTCCTCTAGAAACAAGCTCTTTATATTTTGGATCATCTTCTAAACGTGCCTCTACATACTCAGACCCGTTCACAAGTGAATCTATTTTTCTATCTCGATTTTCTGAAAATATTTTACTCTTCACAAGTTGCATTTCTTCTTCTGAATAGAACGCCAGTTCTTGACTGAGTGTTTTCACAGACACTCTCCTAACCATCGGAAAGGATATATCGTGATACATCTCATTGTAATCTTTTTCTTCCATAATCTTGATTTTATTTTCTTTTTCCCGTTTGTTTTACACATTAGAAAGATTTAATATCCATATATATCTAAAAAATAACCCTAATTTTGAGAACCCAAAGCAAAGTAACCGAACCCGTCAAACAACAAAAGAAAGGTCAACTCACAAGAGAACTTTTTCAAAACTCAAACAACGTTGAGCTATCACCAAAACAGTTACAACTATTCAAATCTATTCGTAATAATATCCTAACGGTAGTTCACGGTCCTGCTGGAACATCAAAGACCTTTTCGACTTGCTATACATCTTTATCTCTTTTAGCCGATAAAAAAATAGAACAAATCATCATCACTAAACCCACAGTTGAAAGTGGTCATCCACTTGGTCTTCTTCCAGGTGATGTGAAAGATAAAATCGATCCTTACGTAAAATCTTACTACTCTAACTTTTGTAAAATCTTAGATCAAAAAATGATAGATGGGTTATTTTCAAGCGAAGAGATTATTTTTGAGCCTCTAGCCTATATGAGAGGAACAACTTTTGATAATTGTATAATGCTACTAGATGAGTGTCAAAACTCTAACTTAGCAACTCTAATGCTCTGGGCTACTCGTCTTGGTAAAGACTCAAAAGCCGTGATGATGGGAGATACTTCTCAATACGATGTAAAGCGAAGAGATTCTGGTTACCTTGATTTTATTGATATGACCAGTGGTATGCAAGATCTAGTAGAGTTCCGATTTAACAACGAAGATATCGTGAGAAATAAGTTTCTTATTGAACTTACCAACCGATACGATAAATTTCGTAGTGAGCAAGGATCTTAAGTTCAAACATACCTTAAATAATATATAGTTACAAAAAAAACCTAACTTGAAAAAGGAAGATCTTATCTACCAACTCATCTTTTCAGAAGAAGAGTCTTTTGAGATTAAAGTGTCTGAATATACACAGGACATTTATAAATACGATAGATTTATAAATGAAATAAAAGATATTTTAAAAAAATCAAAAGTTTCTATTGCTAAAGAAAAAGTCGATCTAGAAGAAGATCATGTTCTTTGGAGTTTAAGGGTTAAAAGAAAATAAAAATGTGGAACTATAACGAAGATTTACTCTCTTGGTCTTTACGTAAAGATACTCTTGAAATAGAAAACTATCAAGCTATTCGCCAAAGTTTAGAGGCTACAAGACTCTATGCAAAATGTTTTTCTGGAGCACTTTGGCAGACTTCTAGAGATTTGGATAATTTATTTCCTAGTCTTCAATATTTATCTCAAACTAGTTCTTGGCACTTTTCAACTTGTAGTAGCTCCTATTCTATGGGATTCACTGCAAGTTCCGGTTCAGAATGTATCAACCCGGATAGTTTCACTCAATATACACACTACAATTACGAACTTGGTTTTTCACATCGAGGATATTTTTCACCCGAATCGGCTATTTTTGATAATATAGAACCTATTTCAGTTGATTTAGCAACAACCACACAAGTTGATAATCTTCTTTTAGAAAAACCTTCATTATTGATTGATGGTATTTTTGTAAAAGATGGTCAGACAATTTTAATTAAAGACCAAAAAACCGAATTAGGATTATCAGCGTCCGTAGATACAAACTCATTCGATGAGACTTATTATCTTATTTCTGATGAGGGAGTCAATAAAAAATGGTTTTACTATAATTCACAAAATGGTATTTACAAATACGAATCTGGTTTTTTAGTAAAGCAACAGGTAACTAGTTATACCTTTTCTAGAAATCTTTTAATTGATGTAAAATCGGGTGTTACAAACAGGGATAAGTATTTCTCACTAAAAAGATTTACCAATGGATATTATCCACTAGAATCACAAAACACCGAATTCGAACAAACACACTCATACCTCATCAAAAATAAATTTGAATACAATAATCTTTTCGAAGTAAATTATAACGATATTATTCGTCATGGCTCACTTACTATTGGAACACATTCAATACCCGAAAGAGTAGTGACTGTGGGTGATTTTGGGACAATTCTTCTTTACCAGTCCGGAACTACAAGTTTGATTAATAACAAAATATCAACAAAATTAACATCGATTGAAAACACAAAGTCCTATTACTGGGTTTGTGGTAGAGAATCAACACTTCTTAAAATTGATAAAGTCAACTTTGAGATTACTTATATAGAATTAGACTCAGTAAAAAACTTTACCTCAGTTTCTTTTTTCTCTGATCTGTATGGTTGTCTAGTTGGGGAGTTCGGTGAAATTTGGATAACTGGAAATGGTGGCCTCGATTGGACAAAACTTGAACTGGAGAGTATTAACAATCAAGTTAATCTTAACCGGGTTCTATTCTATAACATTTCTGAAATTTATATTTTAGGAGATTCTGGAACCTTTTTATCACTAATTGAGTCACCAAGTGGGTGGCAAGTATCCAAGATAGATATTATTCGCCAGGACTCATCAACAGACTTATACACACTCACACCACACCTTAGGGATTTTATTTATTTGGAAGTGAGCGGTTGGACACTTTCATCTCAGAAGAAAGATCAAAAAGAACTATTTTTGATTACTTCTGATAGTGACAATCTTTTTGTTTGGAATAAAAATGATTTCTCTACTTATTCCTTTCTAGTTCTAGAATCTTCGGTAAATAACATAGGCGCAAATTCACTTACAAATATCGGATCGAATATCTATGTTGCTGGAAGAAGTCTTTATAATTTTTCACTGAAAGGTTATGATTTCATTACTGCATCTAATACAAATGTTCTTAGAGGTCCTACATTTGCTGAAGTTTCTACAACTTATTTTAATCGTATTATTAGTTGGAATAATTCGGAGTTAGTGGTAGCTTCAAATTATTCAATAAGTAGATCATATGATAGTGCGAGTTTTTCATTAGTTACTGATTTTGCGAAGCTATATACAGAAACTATCAGTTCTAAATTTTTGATATTGAATTATGATTTAGCATCAAAAGTTAATTTTCATGATTATCTTGGAAATTATAGACTACCTATTACGGTAACGATTTCAACTTCTGGTTTTACTAGTTCAGACGTATCTTTCGAGAACTTACCAGAGGAAACAAGTTGGGTCAATTATTGGAAAAACACTCTTTTAACATTTGAATATTATACTTCCTTTAGCCAATCAAATGTTGTCGAGATATCAACTATATTTAATTATTCGTCGGCAACTAATTCTTTTTTTGTAACTGCTGATTCAGCCACACCTAGCCTAACTGAACAAAATATTGATCCGGATGTATCACAGATTTATATTAAAAAATTAGTTCCAACCACCAAGTTTGATAGAGATTCATACTATGTAGAAGGAACTGATCCTATAGATTTGAATTTCGCCACAAGTTATAATTGTTGGATTGGTGACTTTGTTATAGTATTTAAATTAGTAAATGTGGATTTTGATAATAGTCTTTTCAAGAAAGGTGATATTTTGAACATAAAATCAGATTCAATTTCAGCAAATTTAATGATAAATAAAATATTCAGATATATCAGTGGTAATCCGACACCTATATTCTTGTATTGTTATCATAATTTCTCAAATGAAATTATTTCTTCACTTCGTAATTCTGGTTTCTTTGTTACAAATCTGAATGTTTTTCCTTCATCTGAGGAATTTATAAATAATTTTTCACTCCACCCACTTTCAATTGGTTACCGTGTTGGTATTACTGCTAGTCAAATTCAAATTACGGGTAACTTAAATAATAAAACAGCATATTATAATTTAGCACAAAACATTATTCATAACTCTTCTACCTATAGTTTCCATTATGTGCAGAGTTTTTTTAATTTCGGATACACACCAACTTATAATATTCACGACTTTCTCTCTAGAATAGATCCTATTTCTTTTACGGCTAGTAAGATTTTTGGTGCAATGCCCAGATATCAGAATATTCCTGCATTGGATGTTGATCTTGATTCTAGTTGGACATCTTCTTCAAATATTATACTTTGTGATGACACTAAGCTATCAAATAGATTAGTTTTTGGGAAAAACTTAAAGTTTGAGTGGGAATCTATTTGGGTAAATAGTTTTGTGGATATAGTAGTAAAAACATCCAATTATGGTAGTTTTTCGACTACTAAATGTTTAGTAGAGAATAAAAAGTATTTACCTGAGAAAAATTCATATATTATAGAGTTCAACAAGCCAATAAATAGAGATCTTCTAGTATATAATCAATCGACTTCAATAAACTATATTGATATACTTTCTAGAAACACTCTCTTGGAAATTTCTTCCGATTTACAGGAGCTCAATAACATAAACAGAAATCTAAATAAAAAACAGATTCAATCCACATATACTTTTGACATTTACCAAAATGAAGTAACACAAAAGTTCCCAACTGATTCTTATGCTAGAATATTACTTTCTGATTCTGATATTAAATCAAATCTAACCTCAATAATATATGAAGATGAGAAATCAAAACTATCAAATGTTCTGATAAACCCACTTGGTGATGATTTACTCAAAATATTACCGGTCGATCTATCAAGAGTTGGGTCGGATAGAGGTCAAAAAGATTTAATTGAACTCTCACCAAATAATTATCAGATAGAATCTCCTACGGCGTCATTAACAAATATAGATATGAATAAGGTAAGATTCAGATTCACCGATGGTCTCACACTATCTAAAATGTTAGAAAAATATTCTTGGATAGTTGAATCAGAAGTTTCCAACGGTCTCGTAGGTGAAGATTCTAATGGATTAGTATTTTATTCCGGTATTTGGAAATGTGGTCGATGGTTTAACGGAACTTGGTATTCGGGTCAGTGGCTTGCTGGAGATTGGTATGGTGGTAATTGGAATTCTAACACTATAAAAATAAACGGTAGTGTTGTTCTAATAGATTCTAACCAAGTTGATACACAATCTCTATGGTATAGTGGTAGATGGTTTGATGGCACTTGGAATGGTGGTACCTGGCTTGGTGGTAGAAAATATCTAGGCACCTGGAACGGAGGTTTCTGGAACTCGGGTATTTGGAATGATGGTATCTGGAATGGGGGTCAGTTTCGTGGTGGAATCTGGGTAAGTGGTATTTGGAATTCAGGTAAGTTTAATACCGATATCAACCCTTGTTATTGGCTAGATGGTGAGTTCAAAGGCGGTGATTTCGAAAATGGAAGATGGTTTGATGGTCAATTTTCTGAATATACTCAGACTTCTAGATTCGGAACCAGAGCTAGTGGAAACTCGAAGGCTATATGGGAAACAGGTGAGTGGATTTCTGGTGAATTTTTCTCTGGAAGACAAACAGATTCTTCTGGTAATAATCAGGTTAGTGATAATCACAGATGGTCTTTATTCAAGTCAGGCGATTGGTCTTCTGGAAATTTTTGGGGTGGTTTAGTTTTGAATATGAACTTCAAAAGTGGAATATTTAATGGTGGTATCGTAGATGATATTGAAATCATTGGACTAACTCAATCATCAGGTAAGATGCAGTTTCTACTAAATGGTATATTTAGATTCAAATATCCCTACGACATTTGGATTTACAGCATGTTCGGATCAGGTTATTCTTCTTTCGGAACAATAGAGAACCCCAAAAAATATCTTCTAACATTTTCAGAAGTCTTAGAAACTGGGGAAACTTTAATACAAATTTCAGGTAGTTATTCTTTTACACCGACTTGGAGATCTTATACAGATCTACGTATAGTTTCTAATTTTGAAAACTGTCAATTCAAGAGTGGTCTGTGGTATAATGGAATATTTCGTGGTGATAATTTTGAGGGTGGTATGTGGTATAATGGATATTTTGATGGAAATTTTGGTATTTAAAAAACAATATATAAGTTATGAGCATAAAAAAATGGGAAAAGTTTTTTGAAAAAACAATCACTGGTCAAGACGAACCAGAAGAAAAGACCTACGATGATCTTAGAGATGGTGTCAATAGACTTATTAAAAACCAGTTAAAAAAAACTGATTTTACTAGTCGAAAAGAATTAGCTCTTGCTTATCTAAGAGATGAAGAAAAAAATCCAATTGAGGGTTTTATCAATGATTCGGATATCTATGAGTTTTATCTACAATATCGAGATGATATCGACGATTTATTATCGGATATGAGGTGGTTTGATGAAACACCTTCTGAGAATAATATTTTTTCTATTTATGATTTCATTATCATATCAACAAAAAAAGCTTTTCGTGAAATAATAGGAGTAATGGTCAAATGAGCTCAGAAATTGTCTTCATACTAAAAAAAGATGGTCAAGTTATAAACAGGACTTATTCTAGGTGTTCAGAATCTGCTATTGATTATTTTTCAGTCTTATATCCTGGATTTTTGATGGATAAAAACTTTAAGATCGAGATAGAAAAAATTGACTTTTTAGGTCAGAAGATAATGAAATCTAATTCTGTTTCTCGAACCACCAATTAAAATAGATATAATTATCACCTCTAAGGTCGTATGTCTTAAGTTTATGTTCTATAACTAATCTATCCTTATCCCAAGCGATAAGATTTACTACATCACCACTTTTCAATGTTATCTTTTTTCCCGACTCTCTACATAAAGCTTCACAATAATCATTTATAAGTTTCCAACTACCGAAATCTGGTTCGAAGAATTTTTTTACTGCTTTTATAATTAATCCGGATGTTTTTATTTTCCATTCTTTTGGTTGTAGTAGTGTAGTATCTACAAAAACTTCACTTTCAAAAGTAGGATTTTTATCCAGAAGACCATAGATTACACCCCAATACTCTATATCATTTATAACAAACTTCACATAAACGTCATAATTATACTCTTTCTTGATAACTCTCAAAATAGTCAATGATTGAAGATTTTGATTTTCAAGAGCTACTTGGCTTCTCAAAGAACTTATTTGTGACGAATTAGACAATCCACTCATAATGTTATTGATCCTGACAAGTGAAGACTGAATAGCGGATTGGTGTCTATCCCAGGCATCTACCGATAACTCTTTGTTTGCAACATTTGGAAGTGGATAAATAGCAGTTTCTGGATTAAACCTCTGAAGGTTGAACTCAGTGAACTCTAATATTAAATGAGAATCTCTTCTTTTTTTCATCTTAAGTTGTAGAACTTATTTGTTTTATGTATATATAAAAAAAATATGCCAGGTAAAGTTAGCTTTGTATGTACGACCTATAGAAGGTTTCGTTGTGTTGAAAGAATAATAGAACAATTCATATCACAAACTTATCAGAACAAGCAACTGATCATATTGAATACAGATGTTGAGAATCCATTAGTATTAGATCATGAGGTTCTGAGTTTAGAATTAGATATTATTCTTATCAACAATTCGTTTGATTACCAAACAGGTTTAGAATACACAAACAGAGGCCAGATATGTAGAGATGCCGTTAGTCACGCAGATGGAGATTATTTCATGCTTGCTGATGATGATGACATTTACCTTCCTTGGCACCTGGATCAGGCGGTCGATGGTATTGAAACTCTAGGAAAAGATGCCTGGAAACCTGCTCAGAGTTTTTTTGCTTTACCCGACAAATTAATTCTAGTTCAAAATACACTAGAGGCTTCGGTCATTGTAAAAATGAATAGAATAAAAGAAATAGGTTTTAGAGAAGATAAAACTGGTTATGAAGGCCTTAGCTGGTACACCAGATTAAGAGATGAAGGCCAGCTTTGGGAGAATAATCCAAACTATGTTCCATCTTACTGCTTCAATTGGTCCGATCCGGCCGATATGGCTGGTCATAAGCAATCGGGTAATATCGACAATCCCACAAATTTTGAAGAACATAAATTAGCATCGAATGATGTTCTACACAGACCACTCAACAGATGTGGAAGACAGGTCTTGGAAACCTATTACGAGAGATATTACAACTACCTTAGAAAAAATCCTCAACAATTTCATCCACATTACTACACTAAGTTCGTACTTCCGCACATTCAATAAGAGTAGAAACACAAAAAGTTTTTTTTTATATATACTTTCGTATGACCAGGATAAAAAAGTTCTACGAAACTAGAGAAGAAATAAATAATGACACGATTCGTGATATACTATCACAAATTAATGATATCATTGAAAAAACAGGAGGTATGAGAGATACTATACAAAACCTTTATAGTTTACTTGATAAATTTACCTCAGATTCTGAAGAATCCAACGATCAAATAGACGAATCAAGCATAGAACTTAATGCTACTGATAAAAAACTCGAAGAGGTTGAATCTAGTCTAACTTCAGTAACAGAATACTTAAACAACTATATCGAAGACGGTAGAAAATACTTATTTTAATATGATAAACCCAAAACTCTTAGAAAAATTCTCGATAATTCTATCCACAGACTCAATACTCGAGTGGTGGTCGGATACTTCGAGAGAATTCTACACACTAGACTATCTTAAATTTCATCTCGATCAGATAAATGAGGATTATTTCTCCGATCGTATTTCAGAAGAGAAAAGAGATTTCTTGACAGCTCTTTTTGTATTTGAGAATATAGTAACACCACTCCATAAGGTAGAAGATTTAGAGAACTCAACCCTTTTTCTTGAGAAATATTGTAAAGATACGAAAAACGAAAATTTTATAAAACTTCATAAGTTAGTATCGCACACAACACCCTTCGGATTACTTGATTTAATATCAATATCTGAAAAATACAAATCAAATATACACAAAGGTAATTTTGAAGAGTTGAAAAAGTGGGAATCAGGATACCTAAGAGAACACTATAAAGAAGATATCATAAAGTCCAGAATCACCTTTTATCAAAATCTAGTTGATGAACTACCAGAGAATACTTCGGCGATTCTGGAAATTATTGATTGGTTGAAAAACTCAGATAATTAGAAATACGATTTGGTATCTACTTCTTGTTCGAGTTTAGCAAATTCAAACTTTGTTTCTTTCATAAGTATTGCTCGGCCATTCCTAATCTGAGATTTAATAGTGCTAAGGTTTTTGCCAAGAAGGTCGGCAATATCTTTGTAAGCCATTCTTTTTATTTCACGCATTTCAATAACAGTTTTGTAAGGTTCTTTGAGTGAGTTAATTTTTTGAACCATAATCTTAGCTTTCATCTGATGAATTTCTTGTAGCATCGGATCTTCGTGCTCATATTGGATAAAATCTTTAAGTGTAGTTCCTTCTTCATCGATTTGTGTGTCGATGGAAATTTCTTTTTTGATATTTTTCATATCTTGTAGTATGATATTTCTAGCAATAGTAAAAAGCCAGGTGGAGAATTGTGATTTCTCTCTTTCATACTTATCAATCTTTTTAAAAGCAGTCATAAAAGACTCGAAAGTGATGTCTTCTGCTTTTTGTTGATCTTTACACATCTTATTAGCGTAGTAGATCAATTTTGGGTAATACTTTTTGTAGTAAAAAGAAAAATTATTGCCGGTTCTTTCCTTGAATAGTTCTTCGTGTTCGTTAAAGCTTGTGATTTCTTCTAATAGTTCCATTTTATTTTGTTTAATTTTTGTAGTATTTGTTTTTTAAGTGATAGTCTCATTTCTTTTGTAGCACCGTGCTCAAAAAATAATCTCGTCTCGTTGTCATCGAGGTAAAGAATCCAGGGTTTGTCATCGATGAAGTTGAGTTCTTCATCTTCATATCCACTACCAACAAAATACTTGTCTTTTTGTTCCCGGGTGAGTGACATTTTAGGTATAACTATTCTTGATAAGGTCATCTTGATATTTTTTACAAATGTAAGGATTTTTTCTTTGATCGACAAATTATTTAATATTTTTTTTTGAGTAATCTAGCAAAATTATAGAGAATTCCCAGACAACACTATAAAATATATATACAAAAAAAAGTCTCCTTAATGTCTCTTCAAAGTTCTTATCAATCAATAGCTGAACAAATAGTTGTGTTCAATAACAATATCGTTGAACTACTTTCAAAATTGAATAGTTTAACAACTTCACCAGATCCTTCAGTGAATGTTGAAGTAACAGATAACGCAGGTGTTCAGAGAGTATATTCACTGCCATCTTTCAGTTTTTTATCTAGTGAGATTTCTAGGTTGAACAATAATATTAATGCAATATACGGGTTAGATGGTTCAGGTTCGCTAGTTCAACCATCAAATAATTCTAGTTTCAGAAAAATAGTAGCGGTTGAGATTAACAAAGAACCAGTGGATATTACTAATCTAAACTCTGTTTCTAACTTTTCATCGAGTAAAAATTGGTTTTTTGATGGGTTACTGAACCCACAACTTTTTGTAACATTCGATCTAGACGGAAAAATAGATGATGTGGTCGATAGGTGTCTTGTAAGGAGATATATTATATCTTTTGAAAAGACAGCTAGTGGAACACTATCAAACAATGGGCAACTTGCTTTGAATTCTTTTAATCTAAATTTCAGACAGAAAACAGATATTACACAAGAGAATTTACTAAATTGGATGTTGACAACACCAGGTGTGATGAACCCAACTAAACCAGAATACGATGAACAAGTTTTCGATCTTGAACCAAATTTTCTTCTTTATGACGGAATTTTCACAGTAATCAAAGCAGAGGAGGATGTCTTGAATAAAAGAATTTGGTATCATCTGAATACTTTAGATTATACTAATGTTGAAACTTCTGCGGTACTTCAACTCTCAATAGGAGACGAGTTAATTGTAAATTTAGCAGGATCCTCTACCAAATACAAAATATTAGAAGTTTCTCTTCTACAATCTAATCCAAGAATTCGGGTAGAAAGATCTCAAGGTTTCGATCCTGTTCCAATCGGGTTCAACTCACTAAAGATACACTCACCTATTAGATATACAAAGAGATTAAGAGTTAGTATAGGATATGATGAGAGATGTGTTGTTTTCACTAAAGCTATAAATGGTTCAAATGGTATACAATCGAAAAATTGGTCTTTAGGTTCAGGCTTCTGGACAAATGATCTTATTCTCTCGTCTAGTGATAATTTTAACGGAACTCCTTTTGAAACCTTTTATAGTGGTCAGGTGTATGACTATGGTAAAGTATTGACAGATTTGGTTGCTAAAAAAATACCAAATCAGTTTTCTGCGGCTCTACCTTCGCCACCCGAGCTTTCATCTAGAAATTTTCAAGTAGTTCAAATAAATACACATTTAACTAACCAAATTGATTCTGCAGCACTAAAAAATATTTATTCCCAGAATAAATCTTTACAATCTGAAATAGATCAACTCTCAAAAGCAATTCTAGAGAAAACAACACAACTACAAGTAACTAGATTTTCTACACCATCCGACAGAGAGCAGTGGCAAAATGAGATTGACCGTTTAGTAAGCCTGAAAGAAACAAAAACTCAATTATTTAGATCCAATTTAGACCAAATAACCACTATTACAAATACTCTTAAAAATAAGGATAGTGCTAAGTATAGAGTAAGGGGTTTTTGGCCACTACCTCAACCAGTTATTGTTAGAGGTACACTTCCCCAGGAAGTCGTTCAATTTAGAGTTCAATATAGATATCTTAGTAATGACGGTAGCGAAAGTCCAGTTCAACTATTCAAATTATCATCATCTTCAACAGGTGTTGGAACAGTCAGAGGAGTCTTTTCGAATTGGACAGAATACAAAACCGATGTTCGTAAAAGAGTTTATAATTCTTCAAATGGTGAATATACTTGGCAGGTAGAAGATGTTTCCGATGCTGATACACCAAATATCAATCAATTGGATATTCCGATACAACCCAACGAAAGAGTAGAATTTAGAATAAAATCAATAAGTGAAGTTGGGTGGCCCGAATCTCCTGTTGAATCTGAATGGTCTCAACCTCTAACTATAAATTTTCCAGAAGATCTTTCAACACTAGTAGTAGAATCGGACTTCCTTCTTAAAGAAGCGACCAAAGATGAACTTAAAGTAAATATTCTAGATGAATTTTCATCAAGAGGCGTCGACACACACTTAGCGGATACTGTGGTCGCAAACGATAAGACATTCTTACACAAAAGTGAGAATATTCTTTCTGGATTCAGAGATGATAATGGTATAGCAATAGATTTGTATTCATACCTCCAAAGTTTAGAAAACAAAATAAAAAATCTAGAGTCACTCATAAGTAGAACTAGAAGCCAACTAAGTGTTGTTCTATATAGAAATAACGAAGAATTTATTGTAGGTAATGGTTCCGATCTAGTTTTCAATATTGAGTGTGAGGATTATGCACTACCATTTACTGGTGCCAGTCTAGCAAGTAGTTCGTCTATACCAACTGGAAGGGTCTACGCTAATAATATTTATGTTATCAAAGATTTCCTTCTTCAATTTAAAAATACTTCAGCCGATAGTCCACTTGGTATTTTATCTTCGAAAGAATATCTGAGTGGAGATATCTACGATAGCAGGGTTCCCCAGGTCATTTGGGTGAATGATCAAGATGAACTTTTATTTTCCAACCTGAAAGGGGTATCAAATACACAACTAGATTATCAATATTTATGGTCGGTAAATTATAACTCTTTAACTCAAAACTTACAAGCTACAAAACTCTCTGATAATATAGGAAATGATTTCTTGACAGTTGGAAATAATTCATTAACAAATGTTTTAAGTTCAAATGAATTCAACTTGGGTTATAGTGAGAATGCTTTACTTAACTTTGTTGGTGACAACAACTCTCTATTCGATCCACAAAAATGGATTGATCAAACAGAGACAGTTGCTTCAGAAACAAAACTTTTAACAACATGTCATCCTTCGATCTCTCGTTTAGAAAACCTTGTTGAATCGAATGCTAAAAAAATCAAAGAAATAACCTCAAATAGTTCTGATTGGATTAATATATCACTACCAATTTATTTCAAATTGAATTCTTTAGATAATGTTACCAAAACAGGAGAAAATTACGAATGGATCAATCTCAACAATTCTACAAGAACAGTTAAACACACTAAAAAAATCAAATTTCATTTAGAAACTAATCAAGATACAAGACCCTTTGTATTTACAGTAACATTCAATTTGAACAGAAATAAAGTAGTTGTTAGAGGTGGTGGGAATATTTAATTGATATCGTTCCTAGATGACAACCTTCACTATTTATATATAAACGAAGGTAAAAATGAAAAGTTTCTCCCTTTTAAGAACAAATGTTGGTCTTAGTGCTAATGTTAAAATCGTCGTAGATTCTGAATCAAAGATATCTTTAGATTCGATAGATTCGGATCCGATACTTTCCAGTTCTAGCTTCAAGAAGAGGCCCGTTTCACCATCAGATTATATAGGTGAAATTTACGCAACTTATTTCAGGAGTTTCCCAAAAGAATTAATTTTCAAGATCAAATTTGATGGTGATAAAAGTTTGATGTTTCAAAACTTTGAAAATCAAATTGACTCTTTGTATTTTAGTGGTTCATCAAATATAGGTAATAATAAAGATTACTTAGAAGAATTCGAGTTCTTTTCTCCGTTATGGATTGAAAGAAACGGTATCCCAAAGTGTTTTGTTATATTTAGAGTCGATGATCCAGGTTTAGTTGAAATAACAAGAAATAATTTTCGAGAACAGATTTTAGATAAATTGAAGTTTGTAAAGTGTTTTGATCTAAAAGGTAACAATTCTATATCAGAATGGTTAAAGAAGAATTATGAAGATAATGACCAGTTTCCAACGTCGAGTCTTTGGATAGATTTCAGAGATTCTGAATTTTCTTATTGGACTGGTATAGATCTTTCAACTGGTTTATTTACCACAAAGTCTTCTATACTCAATAGTTTTCTTTCTAATGAGCAAACATATTTCGATTTTCAGAAAATGGTTTTTGAAGGGTGGGCCAACTCAGGAATTATCCATCCTAACATTCTAAATTTGAGTTTTCTGTTTGATGATGAGCCAGCTACAAAGAATACACTTCGTAGATGGACTCTCAACCGGTATTATGGTTTTTATTTTGAAGACATCGAAGAAGTGAAAGGGATAAGTTTTTACCAACCGCAAAATTTGTCACCAAACATATTAATTGATGAAAATAATTTTCTTACCTCAACTAGTTCATCATCTCCATTTCTTGAGGAGTGGCGGATAAGAGATTACACATGGATTCAAATACGAGGTGATTTTTATAAAGTGGAAAGAGTTATTTCAAATGAAATTCAGAACTGGAAAATTATTGCGGCGACTTCCTTTTCAGGTTTAACATCAAGTAGTTTAAATACGAATATCTGGACTGTTAACACAAATAATGAATTGAAACTACGAAATACCGAGTATCCATGTGACCCACAATTACCAGAACAAAACATTAATATTGATAATTTCTCATCAGTCGATATATGGGGTATCAGTATTGACGATTCTTTCTATAGAATCCATAAAAATTCTAGCGGTTCCTATTATATTATATCTGATGGTGGATTTAGATTCACAAATGATATAATGGAGTATTATATAAATTTTCCAGAAGAGTCAGGCATAACCAAGATCGATCTTTTAGATGAAAATGGAAAACCAAAAATATTCAAAATATACAAGTTCAAATTTCTCGATATAAAGGATTTCGATATCGATGTTATAGATACTGTCTATTCTAGATACCAATACGAATTTGAAAGTTCCCTCAATATTAAAACTGATGAGCCCAAATTCTATCTTAGGGATTTTAAAGACAAGTCGAACCCGAAAGATTTTGAGAGGTTCAATCTATCAAACGAAATTACCTATCTACCCTCTTCTTCTGAATACACATCTAATTTGGAGACATTTAAGATCGACGGGGCAGATCTCACCGATATTTGGAGAAAGAATCCAATCTTCTTGAAGTGGGGATGGAAGAACTCTCAAAACACAAACGATTATCCATATCTTCTAAACAATTCCTTGTTATCTGATGAGTTTAATAGGAGTCCTAATAGTTTTAACTCAATCGTAACGAGAAGTGACCGAAACTTAGATTATTTCTATACCATAAATGCCGACGGACATTCATATTCTTTTCATAGTTTGCATGTCTCGGATTCAGATAGGAATTTTTATTTTGATATTGGAAGCTATTTTTCTTCATCTTCGGACTATTTTGTAGATTTTTTCGGAAAAACGTTCAGTTTCAATCTAATAAATGTTCAGGGATCGAGGAAATGGTCTAAATTCAACACAGGTAGGAGTGATATTCCAAATCTTACCCTCTTTCAAGGAATCAAATTCGCTCTTTCTAAAGTTGATTCAATAGATGTGAGTGGTCAATCAATACAAACCTTGAATCTGTTAAATGATAATTATTTTGATGATTGGAAATTTTCAATATTACTAGATAGCTCCGAATTCAGATTTTTTACAGTAGAACAATGTCTCTTGCCTTGTTTCGCACAACAGTCTAGAAAAGTAATTAAGATCCCATCTTATATTGTTCCTGCCGATATTCTGAGTGCTACTTATGGTTTCATAAAAGGACATTTTGACTATTGGAAAATAATAAAAGAATCAGAGATTAAATCCGAGAATTTCACATACTCGGGAGAACTTATACCAAATATTTGTAATTACACATATCCTTACAGGTATACAGCAGAAATATGTGGGAATACATCGACTAACACTTATAGTATACTGATACCTGGGTATATAAGTGCCTCTGGATGGGGTTTCACACAAGGTGGTTTCTGCTGGCAATATAGTAACCCAACTATACCAGAACTTGATTGTTTGGGTGTGACTACTATAGGAGAAACATATAGTCTGGCATCGAATTTCTGTCAATTCTGTCAGGATAATAATATAGGACAATATCAAACAACAACAACTACAACAACTTATCCATCCATGAACGTGTTCGGATACACACCATTCACTCTATCTACTACTACTACTTCGACCACAACGATTCCATCAACACCTACACCAACAATTACTGACACTCCTACCGAAACACCAACTCAAACACCAACACAGACACCTACTGAAACACCTACACCAACAAATACCGAAACACCGGGTGCGTCACCACCTGAAACCCCAACTGAAACACCTACACCAACAAATACTCAGACTCCAACTGAAACACCTACAAATACTCCTACAAATACTCAGACTCCAACTGAAACACCTACAAATACTCCTACAAATACACAAACACCATCTAACACACCAACGAATACTCAGACCCCAACCGAAACTACTACGGAGACACCAACCAAAACCCCAACTGAAACACCTACACCAACAAATACTGATACTCCTACCGAAACACCAACTCAAACACCAACCAATACCGAAACACCAACCGAAACTCCTACTGAAACATCTACACCGACAAATACCGATACTCCTATCGAAACACCAACTCAAACACCAACCAATACCGAAACACCTACCGAAACCCCTACCGAAACACCTACCGAAACACCTACACCGACAAATACCGATACTCCTACAGAAACACCAACTGAAACACCAACACAGACACCTACTGAAACATCTACACCAACAAATACCGATACTCCTACCGAAACACCAACTCAAACACCAACCAATACCGAAACACCAACCGAAACTCCTACGGAGACACCTACCAAAACCCCAACTGAAACACCTACACCAACAAATACTGATACTCCTACAGAAACACCAACTCAAACACCAACCAATACCGAAACACCAACCGAAACTCCTACTGAAACACCTACACCAACAAATACTGATACTCCTATCGAAACACCAACCAATACCGAAACCCCTACCGAAACCCCTACCGAAACACCTACCGAAACTCCTACTGAAACACCTACACCAACAAATACTGATACTCCTATCGAAACACCAACCAATACCGAAACCCCTACCGAAACCCCTACCGAAACACCTACCGAAACATCTACACCAACAAATACTGATACTCCTACCGAAACACCAACTCAAACACCAACACAGACACCTACTGAAACATCTACACCAACAAATACTGATACTCCTACCGAAACACCAACTCAAACACCAACCAATACCGAAACACCAACCGAAACTCCTACGAGGACTCCAACCGAAACTCCAACTGAAACACCTACACCAACAAACACTGATACTCCTACCGAAACCCCAACTTAAACACCAACCAATACCGAAACACCAACCGAAACTCCTACGATGACACCTACCATTACACCTACTGTTGTGACTCAGGATATAGACCAAACTGGTTTGGTACTTTACACTAATATATCCAACAGTTCAAGTTATCCAGGGTCAGGTGCTGATGTATTTGATTTATCGCCTAATACTTATACGGGGACAATAATCAACTCTGGAAATGTTACCTATAATAGTGGTTCAACAAAATCACTACAATTTAATAACGCGACAATAAACACACCTTACATCACGTGGGGTTCTGGTGCTCCTTTAGCACGTAGTGCAAGTGAAATAACAGTATGTATATTCTTAAGACAAATAAGTATCCCACACGGAAATGCTGGTTTCAGATGGTCATCACTTATAAATTTGGATTTTTGCACCGGACTGACTAGAAAGTTCAGTTTTTATATGTATAACACTTCCAATAATGTGAGTGTGGCGCCAAATTTGGCACTTGATTTCTTTGATGGAGCTGGTGGAGGTGTTGGTTTCGGATTGGCATCAACAAACTGGATTGGCCAAGACCTTTATATTGTTGGAAGTTGTAAATCGGGTGTGGACAACGCCAAAGCATATATCAATGGTGTTCTACAATCACCAACAAAAACCGGTGTATCTGTCAATTCAACTCCGTCGGGAGGTGGAAGTGATTTAATGACAGGTAGAGGTCCTGGTTCCTGTTTTGATGGTTTTATTGGAGAAACTAATTTATACTCAATACATATTTACAATAGAACTCTAACTGACGCTGAAGTATTATCGAATTATAATATTTTGAAAACACAATTTAATATAACTTAAAAAAAATGAATACGCCAAAATTCAATCTGGGTGATAAAGTTAAAACCCTTAGTCCTGACCCACTGAGAGGAGTAGTAGAAGAAATATCTCTCAAAAATGACGTTATATACTACAGAATCAACATCATTGAATACGGGGTATTCATAGAAAAACCGGAGTATGACCTGGAACCAGACAACAATTAATTTTAAAAATCTATCGGGTTTATCGAGTTTACAGAAACGATTTCATATATCGATCTATTTCCATATCTTTCTCAGATTGTCTCTTGTCATAATTCTTTTTACCCTTTGCTACTCCGATTCTACACTTAATTATGTGATTATGCCAATACAACTCAAGTAACACACAGGTCAGACCCTTTAGACTTGTCAACTTATGAATTTTGATGATCTCCCTTTTTTTCAACAATAACTTTCTTACTCTAGAAACTTCATGTGAAAAAAATCCTCCAGAACAAGAAGATTTAATATGAGTGTTTACAAGAAAACACTCACCATTTCTTACCTCTATAAAAGAATCACGAATTTGTATATCCGAATTACGAATAGATTTAACTTCTGACCCAAAGAGTTGTATCCCTGCTGTATATTCTTCTTCTATATGATAATCAAAATAAGCCTTCTTATTTTTAATTATCAATCCACCCTCTAACTTTTTCATTTTTTTTGGGTAAATGATTTAAAAATCTTCAGAACCGGTATCAATATCACCCGTAGAGTTATCATTCATCAAACTCTTAAACATTTCAATCAGAACAGGTTTTGCAACCACTCCTGTCTTCTTATCTTTCAATTCTCCATCTTTATAGATAACAATAGTAGGAACACTCCTAACCTTCAAACTCAGGCAAGTCTCCACACAATCATCGGCATCAACTTTACCAAATATAACTTTATCCTCTCCACCAAACTCTCTGGCTAGATCATCGATGACAGGAGCCATCATACGACAAGGACCACACCAAGAAGCTTTTACATAAACCACACGAACACCCGTTTCAATAAAACTATCAAAACTTTCGTCTGTTAAGGTAACTGGTAGTGTATAATCTGCTTTTATATTCATAATCTTTAAGTATTTTTAGTATATATTAAAAAAAGTATGTAAGTTGTATATATCATTATGTTGCACCCGACGCGCTGGAAACGAACTTTTTTCCGTATATTTGCTCTATGAGTTTATACTATCAACTGCGATACAAAGTAGGGTCGAAGGTAATGTCCCTTGCCAAGGATGCACAAAACATGGCCGGAGTAGAAGAAGTTTTCTTCTCTGAGCCGGTTGATGAAGTTGTTTCAATTAAGCACATTCCTAAACTTTCTAATGGAAATTTCGTATCACCACTTTCTCTTAGAACTAGTACACTTATGAAGATGTTTTCTTCACTTTTATCAAGAAAGATTTATTTTTACAAAGAATACGGAACTCAAAAAATTAAAGTAAAACCTAAATCAAACTATGGAAATAATTAATGATTTCAAGTGGTATATAGATACCGCTACAGATATCGATCATCCTTGTCCGAATAACTATTGTAAGAATTTCGGAATATGTAATTGTTTAGTTATCAGAGATACAAAAATCCGAGATATAAACTTTAACCGTGTGGTAGATTCCATTTCGATCCAAGTTCTTCATCCAGATTCGATTGTTTATAGTTTGGATGAAAAAATAAATAAAGTAGTCTATGGGTTTGATAGGGATTTTGATTATTATTGCATAGAAAGAATTTGCGCATCTATGAAACTTTTTCTACCTGATAAATGGTATGTGAATATAACCGATGGATACTACGGTCAAGTTATTGAGTCGGTGTCTATCAAAGAACCACTTTTTACACGACTGGTTCAAATATTAGAAGAACTTTTCTTCCAAAAAACGGTTAAAGAAAGAACAACATTTTTATTAAATGAAGAATATGGGTTCGTTTCTCAATCATTGATAGACAAGAAGTGGCGTATTTCAACTATCTCTGTTGATGATCTAGTTTTTCCGAATATCGAACATTATAAAAGAATAAAAGTTGAACACAAAGAACAAATAGATGGTAGAAAGAGTAAAATAAAGGGTGTAGTAAAAAAGAATGGTAATCTCTATGAAGTAATCGATGGTCACCATCGGATCAAATCAAACACAGAAAATAAGATTAAAATAATAGAAATATACTAATGGCAAGGCTATCAAAATCAAGAGAAGAAGAGCTCTGGACTCTTTTTGACACATTCACTCGTGGATGGAACTTGGATCAACTAAAATCAGGCTTTTACCTAGAAAATTTAGATAAATTTCACCAATTTCTTTTTTATGTTGAATCGAAAGTAGATTGGTTTGACTGGAGAGATATCGATCAAATAAAAATAAAAGTTAAGAGCTACGTATTCATGCAAGATTTTTTGATTAATAACAACTCTAACCTAGATCAGTGATGCCCGTAATCGAAATAGAAAAGAAGTTTATTCTAAAATCTCTACCTACCAGGGAAGCAGACTATATCTTTGATATCGATCAGTATTATTACAAAAATAAAGATGGTGTCTGGGAACGAGCCAGAACTTATCATAATGACAAACTAGGCGATAGGTGGATACACACAATCAAAAAAAGTATCTCAAAAGGTATAAACCTCGAGGATGAAAAAGATCTCACTCAAGAGGAGTGGTCTAATTTTATTAAAAAATGTAAAAAACCAGGGAATCAAGGTAGATTTATACAAAAAAGAAGACATGTTTTCTCACATAATAATCTTAAATGGGAAGTAGATCAGTTTTTAAGTGGGTATTCACTTATTGTAGCTGAACTCGAAATACCATCACCTAGGTATCGTTTTGAGATACCAGATTTTATTGAAAAAGTCTTACTACTAGAGGTGACCGGATTGAAACAATTTTCCAATAGAAACTTATCACTACCCTTTACTGAACTTTAATAACTAAAAAACTATAATCACTAAAATATGAAAAATATGACACCAGATTATGAATACGAACTTTGGAAGAGTCAAATCGTTGCTTCTGTTTCAGATGACGACGATGATGAAGAACAAAAAAACCCGATAAAAAAGAATGATTCTAAATCAAAAACTCCAGTGCTCGAAAACTACGGGAAAGATATTACCCGTATGGCCGAAGAGGGTAAAGTTGATCCGATCATCGGCCGTGAAAAAGAGATTATCAGAATGTCTCAGATTCTTTCACGAAGAAAAAAGAATAATCCTATTCTTCTTGGAGAACCCGGTGTTGGTAAAACCTCGGTAGTAGATGGTCTAGCTCTGAGGATTGTCAACAGAAAAGTTCCACGGGCTCTTTTTAGTAAAAGAATTTGGATGCTCGATCTTGCTTCACTTGTCGCGGGAACAAAATACAGAGGTCAATTCGAAGAAAGAGTCAAATCACTTCTTGCTGAAATCGAAAAAGATCCCGACATTATTCTTTTTATCGATGAAATCCATACGATGATAGGAACTGGTGGATCATCTGGTTCGATGGATGCTTCGAATATGTTCAAACCAGCACTTTCTCGTGGAGATCTTCGCATCATCGGAGCTACAACACAAGAAGAATACCGAAAGCATATCGAAAAAGATGGAGCTTTAGAGCGTCGTTTTCAGAAGATTACGGTTCTTCCTACAACCGAAGATGAAACTATTCAGATTATCGAAAAGATTGTTCCTCGATACGAGAGCTATCATAATGTTGTCTATACACCAGAGGCTATTCAAGCTTGTGTGTATTTAACTTCCCGTTATATCACTGATAAACACCTTCCTGACAAAGCGGTAGATGCTTTGGATGAAGCTGGAGCAAAAGTTCATATCTCAAACGTTGTGGTTCCCAAAGAAATCACAGATTGTGAAGAGAAAATAATGCAAATTAAAGAAAAGAAGAACGAGGTAGTAAAAGGTCAAAGATATGAAGAGGCCGCAAAACTTCGTGATCTTGAAAAACAGCTACAAACTCAACTTGAAATCGAAAGACGCAAGTGGGAAGAAGACGAACTTATGAATAAGAAAGTTGTCGATGAATCACATGTTGCCGAAGTTGTTTCGATGATGTCTGGGGTTCCTGTTCAGAAGATTTCTCAATCTGAAAACAAGAAACTCTCTCAGATGACTCAAGTTCTTTCTCAAACCGTTGTAGGTCAAGAAGAAGCGGTGAGAGCAGTTGTGAAAAGTATCCAAAGAGGTCGTGTCGGTCTTAAAGATCCCAATCGACCACTTGGAGTATTCCTATTCGCTGGTGATACGGGAACTGGTAAAACACACCTTGCGAAAACACTTGCTAAACATATGTTCGAGTCAGAGGATAATCTTGTTCGTATCGATATGAGTGAGTTTATGGAAAAAATTTCCATTACTAGGATTATCGGATCATCAGCTGGATATGTTGGATACGAAGATGCGACTATTCTAGATCAGATTAGAAGAAAACCTTACTCGGTTATTCTACTTGATGAAATAGAAAAAGCACATACCGATGTATTTAATCTTTTCTTACAAGCTTTTGACGAGGGGCACCTTACAGATTCTCACGGCAGGAAGGTGAATCTTAAAAACTGCATCATTATTATGACCTCAAATGTCGGAGTAAGGCAGCTAAAAGAGTTTGGAACCGGTCTTGGTTTCGAGACCAAGGCGAAATCCGAGACTTCTAAAAAAGATCAGGATGCTGTTATCCAAAGAGAGATCAAGAAGAAGTTTCCACCAGAGTTTATCAATCGTATTGATTCTATTGTAATGTTCAACTCTCTAGATGAACAATCAATTGAAAAGATCATCGAAATCGAACTTGAAAAAGTTTCATCTCGGGTTCTTGATATCGAGTATGTTCTCGAAGTTTCACCAGATATGAAGAGTCATCTTATGGTTGTTGGATGGGATCCTAAGTTTGGAGCTAGACCTCTGAAAAGAGCAATCCAAACTTGGATAGAAGATGAACTCACTGAGTTTATTCTAGAAACCGAACCAGCAAAAGGTTCAACCCTGATTGTAGATTATCTCAGTGAAGAAGAAAAATCAGTGGTTACCATTAAAAATGGAAAAAAATCTAAAAGGCAGAAAGCCGATCCCGAATCTCCACAATCATGATACATCTACTTTGGTGCACTATAAGAACCAACTCCTTTCCAAATGTCCATTCTATATGGATGAAAGCCGCCAGTAATAAATCATCTGTTAAAACTCACGTTTTGGTCTCAACAGAGGCCGAACGTGAGTTTTTAGATGCTTACTTTACAAGAAATAGTCTAGAATATACACTTACGGTTTATCAACCACCCTATAAAGGTGTTTGCTTACCTTCATATAAGTTGTCTTCAACACTCAAGGCTGATCCAGAAGATATTGTTGTTTTCGGATCTGATGATTTCACACCACCCGAGAACTGGGATGTGTATGTAGTAGCGAGTTTACCACAAAAAGGAGCTCTGATGGTCAATGATGGATATCAAAAACTAGATTTCTCAAATATGGAACATCCAGTTTTTTCTATACCGATTATGACCTATTCGTGTTTAGTAGATAACAATCTGGTTATCTATCATCCACAATACACACATCTTTATTCAGATGCTGAACTTTATAAAAATCTCTTTGAAATGGGACTTGTAGTAGATAATAGAGAAAAGGACAAAGATTATATCTTTGTTCATCATCATTGGTCTAACGGAAGGCGCCAGGGAGATTCCAACGATCAATCTTACTATAACAATATGTCTAGGGACAAAGAAACTTGGATTAGAAGAAGCTCAATGCCACTTGAGGAAAGATTAAAGGTATGAGGTCATTAAAAATAGATTTTATAGATTTTTGGCCTGGGTTTGATAAATCCGATAACTACTTTACTAATCTTCTTCGTGAAGGTTTTTCGGTAGAAATTTCACCAAATCCAGATTTTTTGTTTTATTCGGTTTTTGGTAGTAACCATACCCGATATAGTTGCAAAAAAATATTTTATACCGGTGAGAATATATCACCAATTTTTCGAGATGTAGATCCTCTAAGGGGATGTGATTGGGCTTTTTCTTTTGATTATTCAGAAGATCCGAGAAACTATAGACTACCACACTATCTTTTGTATCCTGGTTATTATGAACTTTCACAAAGACCAGACCCACAAGAATCTCTTTTTGATAGAAAGTTTTGTTCTTTTGTAGTAAGCAACGGCGCATCTGGTCCGAGAAACGAGTTTTTCAATCTTCTCTCAAAATACAAGACGGTTGATTCGGGTGGTAGATTTATGAACAATCTGGGAAGACTCGTAGGAGATAAGCTTGAGTTTCTCAGACATTACAAGTTTAATATTTGTTTTGAGAACGACGCACATAGAGGTTATAACGAGCACTATACTACAGAAAAACTTCCACAAGCTCTATCATCACATACTATTCCGATTTATTTTGGAAACACAGATATTAATAAAGAGTTTAACCCGAAATCTTTTATTGATGTAAGAAATTTTCCAAACTTTTCATCTGCTGTAGAATATATTATAGAACTAGATCGTAACCGGGAAAAGTATTTCGAAGTTCTTAGTGAAAGACCTTTTGTAAATAACGAACCACCCGTCGCGAATAAAATAGAAACCATTAGAGAGTTTCTCTACCGAATTTTTGAATGACAAACTTTAGTATAGGAATAACAACATTCGAAAGGCGTCTCGAATCACTCACTAGAATGATAAAATATCTCAAGAGATGTGATCCGGATATAATCATAAACTTAGCAATTAATGGAGAAATAGAAACTCCTTTTAGTGAAGAATATAGAAAAGGAGTTCTTAAACTATGTTTAGAATATAACAACATATTTCCCATTTTTCATCAAGAGTTTAGAGCTCTGGCTAAGTTGTGGAACACTCTCGTTATTAACTCTGTTACCGAATATAATCTTATTCTCAATGATGATCTACTTTTTGACGAAGGCAAAAACTTTGTAGAAATCTTGAATGGTGTTATATCATCCAACCCAGGTCAGGAATGTTTTACTATCAATAACTCATTCAGTCATTTTGTTATTACTAAAAAACTTTTAGATGATATGAATTATTTTGATGAAAGGTTCCTACTACATGGTGAAGAAGATGGCGACTTCGTTTGGAGATATATCGATAAGTTCGGGAACTACCCACCAGGACTGAATCTTCCAATTATCGTGAATGTTCATCAAACTGGTCAAAAAGATCCTACCATGATAATTAATAATTCTGAAATAGGATACGCTGAGAAACCAAAGTTTAACCAAGAGTTCACTATTACTAAATACACTTTTGATCCTTCAGCTACAATTTCAGGACTATACGGTAGGCCACATCGTAGAGTTCTTTCTGATGAAAGGCAGTATCCCTATGAAAGTTTTTTCTTCAGAAATAAGGTCAATTTCAAAAAGTTTGATAGTATAAAGTGAAAAAGGTAATATGTTTTAGTTTGTGGGGTAATAACTATCGATATACCGGTGGTGCACTACAAAATGCGGATTTAGCACAAATTTACTACCCCGACTGGATATGTCGTTACTATTTAGGTCACAATACACCAACGAGATTAAAAGAAGATCTATCAATCAGAAAAAACGTAGAACTCATAGAAATTTCGCAGGTTTGTGATTGGACTGGTATGTTTTGGAGATTTTTAGCTGCGTCTGATCCTCAAGTAGAAGTAATGATCAGTCGTGATGTTGATAGCAGACTTTTATTGAGGGAAAAATTGGCGGTAGATGAATGGATAAATTCTAGAGAACAATTTCATATTATGAGAGATCATAGATATCATTCAGTTCCTATACTGGGTGGTATGTGGGGTGCTAAATCCGGAATACTTACTCAAATAGATAAATTGATTGAGACGTTTCCTAAAGATAACAGACACGGTATAGACCAAGACTTTCTTGGTAGTGTAATATACCCACTAGTCAAAAATGAATCATTGGTTCATGATGAGTTTTTCGAAAAAAGGCCTTTCCCAAGTTCGTCTGGTCCAAGAAGTGACGAACACTTTGTGGGCCAAGCTTACTGGGGAGACGGTAGTATTCTTGATGTAAATTACTACGGCAAAGTTTTTCTACAAGATTTCTTAAAAAAAGAAAATATAAATTTGAAGATTTATGATGAATTCAGCACAAACCATTAAACTCACAATTGGAATACCAAGTATTCCAGAAAGAATGAATAACTATCTAAGCCCATTCTATAAAAAATTACTGGATCAGATAGGTGATTCAAAAGATATTGAAGTCATCAGTTTAATGGACAATAAAGTCATGTCTATTGGTAGAAAAAAAAATCTTTTATTTTCTCTTGCACAAGGCCAATATACTTGTGTTATTGATGATGACGATGATGTAGTAGATGATTTCATAGAAACACTCAGAAATAGTATAACCACGGATCTCGACGTTGATGTAATTTGTTACAATCAAGAAGCGACAGTGGATGGAAAAAAATGGTTAGTCAGAACTAATTTAGAGCACAACAAAGTTATTCCATTCGATCAGCTTCAAAAAGATACCTCTGGAAATCCTGTGCCGTGTAATAGACCGCCTTGGCAGTGGTGTGCTTGGCGAACTGATTTTATTAAACAAATATCCTTTGAAAATATAAGTTGGGGAGAAGACGCTGTTTTTATAGCCGAGGCATCAACCAGAGCAAAAACACAACTCGTTCTAGATAAAATTATGTGTAAATATAAATGGGATTCCCAGGTCTCTGCCGCACCACACCAACCAATACCACAGAGTATATTAAATAGAGTAAACTCGACTTTATACTAAACATGAATATACAAACACTAGAAAACCACAAAAATAGAATGCCTATTTTTGATACAGACGAAAATGGGAGAAAAATAGATGCCTATCTATTAGAAGATGTATTCGTAGCTAGTGATACAAGTATTTATCCAGGTATTATTCTTGGGTCTGGTGATAATTTATATAATCCTTATTTCGAGAAAGTTATGTCACTTGGTGATTATTCGGAACAACCTATTGAGATCTCTACTGAGGTTAGATTAATATCGACATTTGAAGAACCTGTTTTTTATTTTGTTTATAACTCTGATAATTACTACCATTTTGTTTACGACACACTACCCTATTTAATAACTTATAAGCAACTCAAAAAAGAAAACTTAGTTGAAAAGATATTAGTTAGTTTTCCCGGTAGCCGTGATTTTTATCCCTTTTTTTGGGAGTTTTTGAAAATTCTTGAAATTGAGAAAGAAAATTTAGTTTCTCTAGATCGAGGTATATTATACAAAAAAATTTACATTTCAGATTCCTATACACATGGACACAATTCTAACTTACCACCCAGACAAGAAATTTTCAAATTATATGAACAAATAAAAAATGTTGTTAGTAATCTAGTTGATATAAATTCTTATCCAAAAAAAATTTACATATCCAGAAGAAGCTGGATTCACGGTGACTACTCTAATATTGGAACAAATTATACTCAGAGAAGAAAACTTATAATTGAGGATGAACTAGTTAAATTTTTAGAAAGTGAAGGATTTACTGAAGTTTTTACCGAAAAACTTTCTACCAACGACAAAATAGGAATGATGATGGGATCTGAAATGGTTATAGGCGCCATCGGTGGTGGATTATGTAACCTTTTGTTTGCTAACTCTGAATGTAAAAGTATATGCATATGTTCTCCACATTTTTTATCAATAAATTCTAGATTTATATTTAGTTTTTCTGGTGGAACTACAAACTATTTCTTGAATTCTTTAAATACTGAATCTAACATATGGAAAAGATACATGAGAATAAAGTGGGGTAATAGAATTGGTGAGATTAAAGAAGTCCAAAAAAAATATTTAGTTGTTAATTTTTCGAAATCACCTATATCCGGATGGAACAACGATGATACATTTGAAGAAATAAAAGTTCTCAAAGAGGATGCTACACCCTTAGACGAAGGTCTAAATTCTGAGTGGAGTTTTGATTTGGAGGATTTTATAAAATTTTACAATAATTTAATTTGAAGAGAGGTATTTTTTTTACACATCAAGGTTGGACTGATATCGTAAATTGCTTAGGTTTAGTGGGTTATTATTCAAAAAGATACGCCCATTTAGATGTTTTAATTCGTGAGGATTCGAGACCATTTATAGATTTCTATCTGAGTCAATTTGATAACGTCTCGGCAATATATCAAAATAAAAAAGATCTCGATAATTACCACTTTAATATCCAGCTTGGATATGATATTCTTTTTCATGGGCAACACGATCGATTCAGGTCAGATCAATTCAGGTTTAGATTTGACTCGAGTTCAGATTTCTTTGTGAAAAAATTTTATCAGTCATATGGTATTGATTTTAGAGCTAAAATAGAATACTTCTCTTTAAAAAGAGATTTAGAGTTAGAGAATACAACTTACCAAAATTTTATTGAATCTAAGAGGAGTGACTATATTCTGTATCACGAAGATGATCATACACCAGGTGGTGATACTGGAATAAAACTTCCAAATCACGTAATCAATAATAAAAAGAGCATAAATTTGAACAAGATTACTACAAATTTTTTTAGTTTCATTAAAATTTTACAGAAATCCGAACAAATTCATTTAGTTGATTCAGTCTGGGCTTCAATAATTTATCATCTAGATTGTAAATATAGATTATTTACTGATATTCCTATATTTATATATCCATTCAAATTAAGACAAGGTGGTTTATTAGATTATCAAACAGATCAAACTATTGAACCAATTCATCCTGAAAATTGGACAATAATAAAATAGATACAATGAAAAAAGGTATAATATATTCACATCAAGCTTGGACTGATACAATAAATCTACTATCTCTACCGGGATACTACGCTAAAAAATATGATCTCGTAAAAGTTACCGTAATCGATAAAATGTATGAGAATGTTCAGTTCGCACTGAAGGATTTAGAAAATGTCGAAATTTTAAAAATTCTTGAATCTGATCACGATTTGGAGAAAACTGGTAAAAAAAGTTTGTATGATATCTGGCAAGAAAACGGTGTGGATAAAGAAGATTATGATTTACTTATCCACGGTTGGTCTGATTGGTATAGAAGACCAGATGATAAATACAAAGACATTTATCCAAAACTATGGCAGACCGATCATCCAATCAAAGGTTTATATACACATTATGATATAGATTTTGTTGAAAAAATAAATTGCTTTAATATTACAAGAGATTTAGAGAAAGAAGAAGAAGTCTATAACGATTTTATTTCCAAAATTGGCACCGATAATTATATTCTAGTACATTCAGATCCAACCCGTAATTTTGGTGTTCCTTTACAAATACATAACTTTGATAATTCAAAAAAATATGTCAATTTACATGGACTGGCCGATAATATTTTTCACACAATAAAAATTTTAGAAAAATCAAGTGAAATACATTTTATAGATTCTGTTTGGGCGGCTTTTTGTTACTTGCTTGATGCTAAATATAGCTTGTTCAAATCTAAACCGATATTTCTACATCCACTTATTAACCGTTTTGGAGGTCTAATTTTAGCACACAATTCTAATTTTCATAAACTAGAACCCATCGAGCTTAGCAATTGGAAAATAATAAATAATTTTAGATAAAAATAACTTACAACAAATGAGAGTAGCTCTTTTGATTTCTGGATATTTAAGAAGTTTCAAAATAAATATTCCGAATATAAAAACTAAAATTTTAGACAAATTTGACAAAGTTGATATTTACATTCATATTACAAAAAATGAATCTACAGAAGATAAATACTTCAATTTGAATCATGAGTTGGAGGATTTGAAATGGCTCGAAGAAATCTTGAATCCCGTTTCTCTCATCTATGAGGATAACTACTATTTTTCAAAAAATAAAAAGAAAAACAATCTTTATAATCATTGGATAAAATATTATAAATTAAATGAATTAAGAAAAATTAATGAAATAAAATTCAAATATGATCTTATTATAAAATACAGACCCGACTTGAATATTATATCAGAGGATGTTTTTCCTGATAGCATAGAAAATAATTTAGTGTATATACCTTCTAAGAGTATAATTGATAAGTCAAAATTAGAAAATTCAGGTGACGACCATCTTTGTGATATTTTTGCTTTTGGTGATGGAGAATCCATGAACAAATATTTTGATATTTATCATAATCTAGATTCTCTAACCCAGAAAAACGGATACACACCAGAAACTATTTTGTTCAACTATTTTATGTCATCAAACATGCCTAAAAAGTTGGTAGATATGGAGTATAATGTGATACTTTCACTCTGTAATGTTTTTGCTATTGCTGGTGATTCTGGTTCTGGTAAAACAACTTTGGGAAATATTCTAAAAACTTATTTTTCAAATTCATTTATGCTAGAATGTGATAGGTATCATAAGTGGGAGAGAGGCGACGATAATTGGAAAAAATTCACACATCTCAATCCAGAAGCTAACTATATTACAAAAATGAGTGATGATATTTTTGATCTAAAAATCGGAAAAAGTATTTACCATGTAAATTATGATCATTCAACAGGTAAATTTACAGAAAAACAAGAAATAGAAACATCAGATAACTTGATTGTTTGTGGTCTACATAGTCTCTTAGGTAGAAATGATGGGGTTTATGATCTAAAAATTTTTGTGGATACTGATACAAGATTGAAGCAACTTTGGAAAATCAAAAGAGATGTTCTTGAACGGGGATATACTAAAGAAAAAGTTCTTGAGCAGATCTCACTTAGAAAAGATGACTATTACAAATATGTTCTACCACAAAGAGACTTATCGGATTTAATAATTAATTTTACTACTGAGGATCAGATTGATTTGAACTATCCTGAAATTTTACCGAATGTGATCTTGAATCTTTTTATACACAAAAAATATACTCTTCTAGAAATCATAAGCTACTTTTCAGCTAGAAATATACCTTTCAAAATTGATTCTTCGGATAAAAATCATAATAAGGTAACTTTTCTACAATATTACCCTATAAATGATGATGATAGATTCAATCTTGGTAATTATTATGATTACGTAGTGATTGTAATTCTTTTCCTCGGAAAAAAGATTGCATAATATGAATTGGATTATTTATTCACATACTGAATATTTAGATATTCTAAATATTCAGACACATTATCTTCGAGATATATCAGATAAAAAATTATTTATCAACAAAACTAGCAATTTGCCTCAAAATATTACCGAGGGCTATAAAGAAATACTTTTTTATGATGATTCACTTCCCTATGCTTCTAGAATTCTATCCCTTAAAGAAACATCATTCCAGGAAGATTACATTCTTTTAACTCACGATATTGATATTCTCGTATCTAAAGATGTAACTATGTTAAAAGGACTATTTGATTTTGCAAGAGATAATAATTTAGATCGAATTGATCTTCAATATTATCATTCGAACTCATCAGATTATCATCTGAAGTGGAATGATTTAGATTTTTATCTTACAAAACAGAATGATCCAAATCATGCTATTTATAACGTGAATCCCTCTATCTGGAAGTTTGAGACGTTGATGGATATTATGTCAAATTTCCCAAACGAGAATTATAGAACAATCGAAAAATTCGAGACCCAAGTATATTCACAAAAATTCTCCATATACAAAATGTATTGCCCTACTCCGGTTGAATGTGGATATTTCAAATGTCTTCCTTTCTATCAGTTTATACATATAACACACGGAGGTGGTCTTCTGCCACTCAGTAATAATGGTCTAGAAGGTTATTTACAGGATGAATATTTAAGAATTTGTCAAAATTTTAAATTTAATTCAAATAGAAGTTTCAGATTATCAAGATGGTAGATAAAAATAATATTAAAACTAGTCTTTTGAAATTAGCAAAGAGTCATAGCCCGTTTGTTGTAGGATATGAGGGCAATGTATCGGCAAGATTTTCTGATGAAACTTTTTTGATTAAAGCTTCTGGTAGAAGGATGGAGACATTAAAAGATAAAGATTTAGTAGAATGCTCCTGGGATTGCATTCCAAGAAACTCAGAATTAAGAGCTAGTATGGAGGCACCTTTTCATTCTCTAATTTTGAGAAAAACAGGATGTAACTTTGTGGCACATACACACCCATCACATACTATGCGAATTTTATGTAGAAACTTATCTTCTACTTTTGCTAACTATAGATTTTTTCCTGATCAAGTTGTTTTCAATGGAATGAAATCATGTTTGGTTAATTATTTTCACCCAGGTGATGAATTATGTCAAGCAATAGAAAAGGAATTTGATAAGTTTGTTGAGATACATAATACAGATCCCAAAATAATCTTACTCAAGAATCACGGCATAATAACTTGGGGTAAAACAATTGAGGAATGTTTAGTGAAAACAGAAATTTGTGAAAAATCAGCTATGATATTCAAAGAAGATCACAAAAATATATGTTTTTTAGGCAAAGATGAAGTTAAGAAAATCTTAAATGATGAAAAAGAGAAATACAGACAAATCTTACAAAAATAAAATTAGATAAAATTATGACAATAGAGGATTACGAAAAAATTTATTTCCAAAAAATTAAAAATAATTGCAAAATTGTTTTTGATATCGGTGTGGCAGATGATTCAATTTTCTTTGAAGAACCAGATATAATTTGCCACTACTTTGAACCTAACTATATCTCTCATTCTAACAGTATGAGAAGAAATATCAAGAACAAAGAATATTACTTGAATAATTTTGCCCTATCCGATAAACCATGTATACTCAAACTCTACAAAGAGGGTTCTCTTTATAGAAGAGAAAATATGTCAGATATTGTAACTCAAACAGAAACCGAAGTTAGAACGGGTTTGAATTACTGCCTCGAGAAAGGTATTGAATACATTGATTTTATAAAAATAGATGTTGAGGGATTTGAAACCAAAGTTTTAAGAGGTTTTGGAGATTTTTTATCCAAAACGAAGTATGTTCAATTTGAATATGGAATTGGTCTGAGAGAAGCAGGAAGCAATCTTGAAGAATTGGCATCAATTCTAGTAAATCATGGTTTCGATGATTTTCATATAAATGGTGAAGAAAAATTGGAAAACTTTGGTGATGACTGGAGATATTGTAATATTATGTGCTCTAATAAAAAATTAATTAGTTGAAATATGAATAAAAAAGTAATCTATGTCGATATTGATGAAACAATATGTATAACCCCTGATAATCCAAGAGTTTATGAACAGTCGACTCCAATTAGAGAAAACATAAATAAAATAAACGATCTGTATGATAAAGGTAATAGGATTGTATATTGGACTGCTAGAGGCAGTAGATCTGGGATAGATTGGTATGATCTAACAAAGAAACAACTTGTTGAGTGGGGAGCTAAGCACCACGATTTGAGAGTCGATAAACCATACTACGACATATTTATTGATGATAAAAATTTGAGAATCGAAGAGATTCAATAAAAAAAACAAGAATATGACTATTTTTTTAATAAATGTCGGAAATACAGTATATGATAAATATACTTTACCTCTTATTGAAAAGTTGTGTGATTTTAACAACATTAATTTATTTATTCTTGAACAAAATATTTCTCAAAACATATACGGATTACATCCGTCTTGGTTGAAGTTGTTTTGTCATAGATTAGTCAATGATGACTTTATACTATGTTGGGATTTGGATTTAGTTCCAACTAAATTGTACAATCTTGAAAAAATGTTCAATAAAGAATTTTTAAATATGACTTATGATAGAGGTTTCACCGAGGAAAACTTTACTTTCAATAGTAAGTTTAAGTACAATTGTGGATTGATAGGAATACCAAAAAAATATGAATCTTTTTTTGAGAATATCTATTATAAATATGGTTCTACGGCTATATATCCTTCATATGAACAATACTATGTTAATGATGAAATATATGATAACAGTTTGGAAATCAATGTAGTAGATTCGGTGTTAAACTCTATGTATTATGGTGATGAGATATTTTCTGAGAATGTATTAAACATCCATTACACCTACAAAATTAGTTCAAATCAACATCGTGTAGATCTTACTAAGTTCCACTTTAAAAAATTTAAAGAATTTTTCAATTTATGAAGACATTCAAAACAAGAGAAGATCTTCTCATCTCATTAGGTAAAGGTCTATCGGTAGCCGAAATAGGAGTATTCAAAGGAGATTTTTCGAAATTTATCTCCGAATATCTGGAACCAAAAGAACTTTTTTTGGTCGATTTATTCGAGGGTTATGTCGGATCCGGAGATAAAGATGGAAACAATATGACATACACTTGGTTAGAACAAGAAATGATATCTCTGAAGTCTTATTTTGAAAATCACAAAAACACATACATCATAAAGAATACAAGCCGAGACTTTTTGAATTCGATTGAAGATAACAAGTTGGATTTGATATACATAGATGCGGATCACGATTATAAAAGTGTTAGAGAGGATTTAGAATTGTCTTTTAATAAAGTAAAAATAGGAGGACATATATGTGGTCATGACTATGTTGCTCCAAGATTCGAAGGTGTGGTAAGAGCTGTTGATGAATTTTGTTTAGAAAAAAAACTGACTATCAACTATATTTCTGAAGATGGATGCCCAACTTATTGCATAAAAAAAAATAAAGTATGGTATGTATGATCATAGAGACGAGGACGATATAAATCTTCACGAAGATTTTTATCACGGATATTTTGCAAAGCATCAACAGGGGAAAATTCGATCAGACTAAATTAAAAAAAATAGATTCGTCAAGTTTGCAGAATTTCTCCATTCAAAAAGATTAAAACAATATACAAATATATATGAAACTCATATCACATCGCGGGAATATTTCCGGCAGAGAACCAGAAAGAGAAAATCAACCGTCTTTTATAGATAATGCGATCTCTAAAGGATATGATGTTGAGATAGATTTTAGGACACACGATGGCAAACTTTATCTTGGTCATGATGGACCTGACTACCTTGTTGATTTGAGTTGGATTTTTGAGAAAAAAGATTTTCTATGGATTCATTGTAAAGATTTAGAATCAGCTCAAAAACTTTTTATATTATCGAGAGATGTACCAGGGCTTAAATATTTCTGTCATAATGAAGATGATTTTACACTTGTTAGTTCTGGTCATATCTGGGTTCACTACAACCCATTAGATAAATTCGATGATTATTTAGATAGGAGTTGTATAATTCCACTGCTTGATTTAGAATTGATAGGAAAATATTACAATCCGAATGTTTTTGGAATTTGTAGTGATTATGTGGCTGATATTTCAAAATTAAACAATTCAAAAATAGAATGAAGATAAATAGGATGAATAATACAATTTTACTTCATCATCTAGGATATGCTGATCTGTTTTCCTGTAATGGTTTAGTGAACTATTACTCTGAAACAAGAGAAAATATAAAAATTTTAGTTGACACACACGATAAGAAAGAAATTTTAGATTATATGTATTCCCATCTTCCTCAAGTTTCCTGCGAACTTCCTGAGATTTCTATTGAAAAAAATTTGGATGAAACATGTTTAAAGTGTCATACATCAAATCAAATGGGAAAATGTCCTAGAGGTTATGAGTATTGTAGTTATGTCAACTGGTCAAAATATCAACATGACGAGATTATAAAAGTAGGAGCTTTTCATGAATACAATTCCTGGGAAAACTTTAGAAAAAACGAAGAAAACATCTCATTTTCACACTCTTTTTACACCTATAATAAAATTGATATAGAAAATAGAATTAACAAATTTGCCATAAATAGAAATAAGTTAAGGGAAGAACAAATATTTCAAAACTACACCGAACTTAATGGAAGTGAGTATTCTGTAATTCATGAGGATCACAAAAGACACATCATCATCGATCGGATATATATAAAAACAGAGAATATTTATAATCTGGATAGCAAATCAAAAATATTTCTAGACCAAATCGGAATTATAGAAAATGCTAGTGAACTTCATTTCATAGACTCGAGTTATTCTGTTTTAATATATTTTTTATCGTTTTATTCTGAGAAAATAAAGAATATACCGAAATATTTACATTTATATACTAGAAATTCTAGGGATTATAATATCTATAAAAACCCCACTCCTGAAAATTGGTATAATATTTATGAATAATATATTTTGGTCTAATTCACCTGGATCCGGTTTGTGTGATAGACTAACGGATATTTCGTTGATGGCAACTTTTTCGAGACTCTTAGGTGCAAAACTATTCCTGAAATGGGAAATTTTTGATTATTATGGAAATGGTACATATGTCACCAGATTACACTCAAATCAACCGGGAAATGAAATCATTATAAAAAAGTATCACGACAATAGATATCACGATTATCTTTACGAAAACTTCATAGAATATTTTTACTTACCTACTGATATAGAAATTTTTACTCAACAAAGTGGAGTTCATAGTTTGAATTTTGACTATATTTTTAGTGACTATCTCGGTGGTATATATTCGGCAGTAACTTTTTGGAAAAAATATGCACAAAATATCTGTAACCTAGAAATATTTATAGAAAAATATAATCAAGTTCTCAAAGAATTCAGACCTACAGAAAATCTTTCAAAAATTACAAATACGATTGAAAAACCGGATCTTGTAATACATTTACGAAGAACTGATAAGGTTGTAGTGAACCCGGATATTTTTGCAACAGACAATCTAGAATCGCTCAACTTAACAACAATAGAAGCTATAGACGCGTATATTAAAAAGAATGGGCCTGAAACTAAGATTTATTTCTCTTCTGACGATAGTGACGAGAAACTCTTTTTTCAAAATAAATACAAGAACTATTTAATTAAAAAAAGTGACGAAAATTATGGTTTTATCAACACTTATGTTGATATGTTTCTTCTCTCTAGCGCTAGAACTATAATTCTTTCTCAGATGCACTCTAATTTTTCTATATTTTGCTCTTTAATAGGAAGCGGAAATCTCATATACCTTTATGAAGATTGTCCTTTAGTGGAAATGCAATATCCAAAATTCAAAAATTTCAAATTATTCACACAAATCTAATTTATGGAAAATATTAAATTAATAATACCAATGTCTGGACTTGGTAAGAGATTCTCTTCAGCAGGTTATACATCTCCAAAACCTTTGATTGAAGTTGATGGATACCCAATTATTAAATTTGTAGTTGATTTGTTTCCGGGAGTTGAAGATATCACTTTCATTTGTAGAAAAGAACATTTGGAACAAACTAACATGAGAGAAATTTTATTGAAAATTAGACCCTCCGCACAAATATTTTCGGTTGAAGATTTGTATAGAAAGGGACCAGTCGATGCTGTTTTCCAAATTAAAGATCATATCGATGATAACAAAGAGATTATTGTAAGCTATTGTGATTATGGAACTCGATGGGATTTTTACGCTTTCTTAGAAGATTGTAAAAGAAGAAACCTTGATGGTTCTATAGCTTGTTATACTGGATTTCACCCACATATGCTTGGTAGTGATAACTACGCTTTTTGTAAAGAAAATTTGGAAACCGGTCTTGTTGAAAAGATAAAAGAAAAAGAACCTTTCACAGATAACAAAATGAATGAATGGGCTTCTAATGGCACATACTATTTTAGATCGGGAAAGACCCTAAAGAAGTATTTCGAAAAACTTATTGAGAGAGATATTCATCTAGGTGGTGAATATTATGTTAGTTTAGTTTATAATTTACTAATAGAAGACAATCTCAGAGTTGGTGTATATCCGATTGAAAAAATGCTTCAATGGGGAACACCCTACGATTTGGAAATATATCTTGGTTGGTCTAATTATTTCAAAAATCTCAAAAAATACACACAACACTATACACATACGGATGATACTACACTTATTCTACCTATGGCCGGGAGGGGTTCTAGATTTTCAAAAATCGGATATGATATACCAAAGCCTTTGATACCGGTTGATGGAAAACCAATGATTGTATCCGCAGTTGAGTGCTTACCTAGAACATCCAACAAAATATTTATCTGTCAGAAAGAACATCTAGAATATTTTGAAATAGATCAAATAATATCACAGAATTACCCAGAGTCTCAATTTTCGGTAATTGATTATATCACACAGGGTCAAGCAATAACTTGTAAAATTGGTTTAGATGAATTCGATATCGATCCTGAAAAACCAATTCTCATCTCTGCTTGTGATAATGGTGTTGTGTATGACAGTCAAGAATATCAAAGACTTGTTGAGGACCCGAATGTCGATATTATCGTTTGGTCTTTTAGAGGTAACGCAACAAGTGTAAATAATCCAGATATGTATGCTTGGTTAGATGTGGATGATGATGGAAATATTCAATATGTATCCTGTAAAAAATTCATTTATGAAAATCCACTAACAACACACGCAATCATCGGAACTATGTATTTTAGAAAAGCTAAATATTTTCTGGAGGGATTATATCAGAATATGGATTCTCGAATAACAACTAATGGAGAATATTATGTCGATGATGTTCTTAACAGAAATATTGAAAATGGTCTTTGTGTAAAAGTTTTTGAATCCAAAAATTATATTTGCTGGGGAACACCAGATGATCTACTTACTTATCAATATTGGAGTGAGTATTTTTGTAATATAATCTAGATTAGTGGGTAATCTTTTACGAAGATTTTGTTGAAATTTTTTTCATAATTCATTTCTGGTTGGCCATCACCTGTATGGCAAAAAAATTCTGATTTCCACATCAATTCTTCATCTCTGTTACAAATGTAGAAAAGTGGATTTCTATCTCCTGATGTATTGCTGTCGTGAAAGGTGTCGATGTAATAATCAATTTGTTTATAGATATCATAGTTTATGTGCAGAGTAAAATCATGATTGAGCCATATTTTTGAGCTTGCTAGTTCACTTTTGAATTTAGAACAAACATACATGATCAAGTCACTCGGTCTTGAACGTGTTTTTTCACTAGGAATAATATTTTTTTTATACTGGGGTAGATGTGAAGGAAATGGTGAAACTATGTGCTCATGTCCCCCTATATAACATATAAATGGACAAACGATTTTTTTCTCCGGAAAATGAATTATGTCTAACAATTTGGATTTCAAAACCAAATCTATTCTTATAAAAAAATAAAAGTCACTACCGTATCTTGATACTAATTGAGGAACTTTTTTCGATAATTTAATAAATCCTATGGGTTTTTCAATCAAGATTATTAGTGGATTAAAATCTTTGTACCAGCTAAATAAAAAATCAGAAAACTCATTTTTGTAGGTGATTATGATTAGACATATATCAATTTCCGATAAAAGTGATTTTAGAAAATTGATCTGAGATTGTGATGCCACAAATTGCTTTTCAAGAATATTATTTTTAGTGAAACTTTCATAGCTATTATATGAATTTCTGAAACTTCCTCCCCAAATACAAAAAACACCCTTTTTTTTCATATTTTTTATATGAAAATATCTAAAATAAGTTCTTCAAATAACCTGAACAATAGTAGGTACCTGACCCAACTCCAACACTTTCGATTGATTTAAGTTGAACTCAACATCTATAAAGTTGAAATTGACTGTCATGGTAAATTCTTTATCTGAAAGTTTTTGCTGGGAATAATCAAAAATTTTATTGGTTATTGTTTTAACAATCATCTCATAAAACTTTACCGTATAGATTACATCTCTGTGTATATCGAGAGTTTGTATAGTGAAGGGATTAACATGTAGATTCTCTACATCTAGGTAATGTTTAGATATAATATCATAGAGCAACATATAATTGAGATCTGAGTCTACAGAACGAAATACTATAGAAAGCTCTCGTTGTGTAAGTATATCTTGAACGTTAATTGATGGTTTGAAATTTCTTTTCTTTCCTCTTATCATAATCTGCTCTTCTATCTTAAATGAAATACCCGGAAAATCCACAGATTTAATAGTAGAGTTCAAGTAATCAAGAACATTCTCATATTGAACCCAGTTTTTTTCAAGAATTGGTTGATAAGTTCTGATGATTTCTTGTGGTATAAAATCACTAGGAAGTTGAAAGATAAAAGCACTGTTTTGTGTAGATAACCTCATTTTTTAGACAATTTTTTTTACGAACAGAGTAGTTGATATTTTTCAATTTGATCAACTATTTCAGCCCAAGCAAGTTTTCTTCTTGATAATTTCTTTTTACATTCTGAATCACTCTGTGAGCAGAGTTTGATCTCTTGATCTATATCAAACGACTCTTTTTTGGCAAGTTCCAGCAATAATAATATTTTTTGGAATTTGATCTCAGAACAAGGGTAATCTAAAAGATATAAACCTCTTTGTTTCATTTCATTAATAATACTCAGAAGTAATTTACTGAAAAGAGTTTGTTCATTTTCGTCTGAAAGAACATTTGTAGTGCTTCTTAGTTGTGATACAATATTTGGGGTGAAAATTGTTTTTTTCAAGTCATTAGCCAAGTTTTTAACACGGTCACGGTAGGTGAGAGTTTCATCTTTAGCCACTGAGATTATATTATCGGTAGGTAGTCCTATAAAACCACTAAGATTGGATGAATCACCTTGTTCAAAGTCGATGTAGATATCAAGTCTATCTGTAGGTTTCAAAATTAGTGAGAACTTGTAAAGTTTTCCTTCTGTGTCAGTTGATTGTTTTAGTAAAGACCAATTATTGATGGTTACAAATAAATTATTGTTATTGAGCTTAATAGATTTTGGAAATAAATTTAAAGTATTTCCAATACCACCTGAAGGTATAAATATAGCAAATTCTACCGTTTGGTTGAAATTGTTATCAGTAGATTGAGTATTTGTTAAGTTATTAACTCTTGGGAATATGAGTGCTTTTCCTATAGATCTATTTCTTGAAAACTCAAACTTGGAGTATTTACTACTATTGAATAAAAGTTCATCTACTGAAAAATTCAAAAGAACCTCAGCTTCTTGTTGAGAGGATATTATTTTGTAATATATCTCGACTTTCGTTGTATCTTGTGCTAAATTATTTCGGTAATTTAGATTGATCAAACTTCCTAGAATACTATCTGGTGGTATGTTTGTTTCTTGTAGTATCTTATCAAGATTTCCGAATTGTGATAGATAGTCCGATGCAAGTTCTCCTTGGTTGGTATCTAGAGCTCCGGTATTTACAAAACTAGAAGTAAGTCCGGTTTCTGGAACTGCGATAACTATATCTTCACCCTCACCTGATAGATCAATCTCCGGTTCTTCAGCTCTATTTCTTAAAATAAGCTCTTCTATATAATCTACTGAATCAAACAAAATAAATGTTCCTGAAAATATTGGTGTTGTTATTTGATTATTGGTTGTGGTGATATAAAAAACTCTTTTACCTGTATCAAATATTCTTTGAATGTCAGGTATTCTAGATGAAGGTATCATAAAACACACCGTGCCTCTTTCTAAATCGATTTGACCATTATTCCCATCCCATAATGGAAAACTAGCCGATTGAATATCTGATTTGAACACCAATCTTACATCTGATGTATTAGAAAGATTCAAATATTCTATTTGTGTATCAGATATTCTATCGGCTATTGTAAACATAATAACATTATCAAAAGGATATATCACGAGCCTTAGAGCGCCATCTGAATAGAAAATTTCTCTTCCTATTTCAACAGAATCTGACTTAGCTACTAGATTAAATTTGTCTATAAAAAGAGGAAAGGGAACCTTCAAGAATTCTAATTTTATTTGAGAGTTACCGAAGGTTTCTATTTCACCTTTGCGACTTCCTCTGTTTCTTTTATCATTTAGTTCTAGTATTCCTGCTCCAAGTTGATTTTTAATATTGTATATTTTGGGTTTATTTGCTCCATCTAAATTTATTTTAGTCAATCTTAGACTGTATTTAGTAACTTGATCAGGTAGCATACCATAACTAGCTCTTCTGGATATAATAGATGAGTCAACAAGATCTATTAGCTTCATTTCACATTCAATTACTGCTGTTGTTGTTGAGTATCTGATAATCGGACGGTATTCAATTTTTTGATTGAAAAATTCATCTAAGTATATTTTTTGAGATCTTGTTCTGACGTTTTGTTCGAAGAGTGTGATAGTGTATTCGACATTATATTTTTTGTTCGCATAACGACTATCCTCAATGAATGTATTGAACTCAGCAAGAGTTCCATTGTAGGTTCCATAGAGTTCAAAAAAATCACCTTCCCTAGAGGGTTCTATCATCACAGAAAGATTTTCAAACTCTGGTGTTTGTGGAATTGATATCTGTTTGGTTCCACCCAAGGTATATCTAACTTCACTAAGAATGGTTTGTCTTCCAGTTATAAAGCTGAACTCAATAAAAATTGGACTTGTCTCACTCATTCCTATTCCGTCGGTCAAATTATAATTGAGACTGAACTCGGTTGGAAGACCGGTGGTTTTTTGACCCGAAATAAAATATAGACTAGGAATATAAAATTCCACATTTTTTTGCCAGAGTTTCTCTGCTATAAGCAAAGGTGGAGAATTGAATTGTAAATAATCAGTCTGAGATTGATCTGTTATATCGTAATAAAAATTCGAAAGTAGATACTGCCGAGTGCCTCTACTAGCCATGGAATACACCTTAATGTGGAAGCCATAATTACCACCAAAAGTGTAATTTACTGGTAGATGAACTTTTATCGAATCAAATCTTATTGGAACTGAAGCTCCATATTCTCTTTTTCCTAAAAATCCGTATTTGTCGTAGTTTATTTTTGTCCAGATATTTTTTACTGGATCTGTTCTAAACAATTGGTTTGTTTCGCCGTTTCTAGTCGATGTTCCGTCTTGTGAGTAGAATTGATTGTAATCGTCTTTCAGATTAGTTAGAATATTATATCCTTCCAGTAAAAATCCCTGGTTATCGTAAATATATTCTATAATTACATCTTTATCTACTTTAATATATTTTGAGGTCTTCATTAGGAGAAGAGTTTAACTTTATTCACTTTGGTGATAGTAAAGTTATATATTAAAAGAAACTCTTCTGACTAGTATTAAGGATTGATATCTTTGATATGTTCCCAGATTTGTGATTTAATACTTTCATCAGGGATATCCGGATATATTTGTTTGATGTTACGGTATAATCTCAACTCTTCTTTTTTTAAGTTTTCAATATCATCGTTCAGTGGTTTTATTTTAGATTCTATGATATTTGCTTGGTATTCTATTTCGTTGAAAACTTTTTCTACAAACTCTTTAACTTGGGGATCTTTTAGGCTCAAATCTTTTTTACTAAAAGCCTCTACTTCTTGTTTTTTTTCACCGATGGCTCTCTGTGCTTTATCTACTTGTAGTTGATAACCATCGAGACTTCGTATCAATCGAACCCATTCCTTTCTTATTTCAACTGCAGAATCTATGAAATGTTTATCTATCATTTTTCATCGGTTTTACGTTTTTTGGTGTTGAAACCCTCCGTGTTTTTTTAGCTGGTGTTGTGGAGCTTACCGGTGGTAAATCACCCTTCGATTTGAACCTAAGTGCGTTATTTATTTGATCCTTGATCTCTGATTTTATTCTTTCTCTATCCTGAAATATTTGTTCGGTAATCTCTTCACTAAGCCAATCTATTATTGAATATTCATAAGAGTCTTCCATCATATCGATGAAATCTAAACGTGGTATATGTGTATCGAGCTTCACATTGAAAATGATAGGATGTGTTCTTTTTACACCTTTGAACATCAACATTTGAGGTGATTCCTTTGGGGGTTCCGGCACACTTTCTTGAACTGAAATCTGACGGGGTGTCTGAAGACGAGGAGTATCAAAAGGTTCGTCATCTAAAAAATCCTGGAGAGTTCTGTTCGGAGCAGGTGGTGAAGGCCTAGAAGAAGTATTGGCGTATTTCTGAAGTAATAATCTTTTTTCTTCTTCTGGATCAGATAAAACAACAGCCGATTCATTAGGCACATTTCCAAACCCGTCTAGTCCTGAAATTCTGACTTCGGACCCTCTTTCGTCGGGTAGTTTATTCAAAACTTCATCTGGGATTGATTTTATTTTATTTGCTATAATATCCACAGCACTTTGTGAAAGAAACGATTTGGGATCGATAAACTCTTCAAAATAATTTTTATCGAGAAGTCTCTGAACAGACACTCTATCCCCATTATCTAAAATAGCAATGTTCTCAAACATCTGATCTATTTTAACGACTTCTTGAGTTTTTAAGCTTTGAAATTGTTTTCCTATCATAATCCTTTTATATCTAGAATATGAACTTTGTTTAAAACAAAAAACCCACCTTTTAGGTGGGTTTAGAGTATCAGAGTTTGTTGATTAGAAATCTTTGAAGAAATCATCATCATCTGCTGATGAGCTTGCCATTGAAGATCCTGATTCAACTTTTGTTGCTACTTCATCAAAATCAAAATCATTTGAAGTTGGTGCTGAAGCTCCAGCGAAACTAGCAGAGGACTTACCTGTAAGGAAGTTGCTAATTTCAGAGATCTTAACTTGTTGCTCTTCGGTTAGTGGTTTAGCCGCGAACTCTTCTAGGTCGTGATCTCTCTTTAGAAGAAAATCTCTTACTGCTTTTTGAGCTCGTGGATCAACTTTACCGTCTTGAACAGGAACCTGCTTGAACTCACGCTTCTCTTCGTTGTAAAGAGTAATAGCCGAGGTCTCAGGTCTGAACATCGAGTTCTTGTAATCAGGATAGGTTTCATCTCCTGTTTGGATTTCTTTAACGAGAAGAACAAAATCCTTTCCGTTAGCTAGATCGAAAACGTTACAAGATACTCCAGAGATTTCACCGTTCTTTTCAGCTAAGATTTTATCTCTGATAATTTTACCGTATTGGAAGATCATAATCTTACCAACCAATTCGGGTTGCTGCTCATCCTCAATTATAAGAGCGTATGAGTAATACTTTTTCGAGTAATTGAGTTGTTTAGCCTTTTCTACTAAGATGGCGTTTTTTGAGTTCACCATGTTGTAGTAAAGATCTGTTAGTGGACATTTTTCACCAAAGTTCTTCGGGGAGTCAAACCAACCCGCCAATTCTTTTGGATTCTTAATGTTTACGTAGTGAGTAATCTTTTCTAGAGCACTCATTCCTACTTTACCTTCTTTTGTAAGGTTTGGCAAAAGTCGGATTACAGATTTGTAACCTCTTTTTTTGTCTTTTGCCTTACTCAAATCGATCCTATAGATACCATCTGAGGAAACTGTTTTTTTCTCGTTGAGAAAATCTAGGGTGTTGTCTAACCCACCGAATAAATCATCTAATTCTGCCATAATTGCCTTTATTTTTTTTATTTATCAATCTTTTTTGATTGATTAAGAGTTATATTTTATACCTAAAAAAAGTTTAATCTTCGCTAGAAAAAGGTTTGATATGCTTTAAATTCCAGTTTTGATTAAATTTTTTACTTTTCTTCTGGTAGTCTTGATAGCTTTCAATACCAGTATCCACTGGGTTTCTAATCCACATGATGTTTGATCCTTCTTTGTTCATATCTGATATTTTATCACCCACATCGGTTCCATTCATAATTTTTCTAAGTTTTTTTAGTTGATCAACTGTTGATTGTTGTGGTAGAGACTCGAAAAGTTTTATATGTTTCATTATCTTATATATTATAAATATCCACCGATAGACCATAGATCGTCTATCTTGAGAAGTATATTCTCGGGTAAAATCTCCCCTAGTTTTTCTTGTTTTTTCTTAAAGGGTGGTGTATTCCAGGCTTTACTTACATAATAGCAGAAGTTGGAATCTTTGTCTATTTGTTTTTTAATAACCTCTGGTGTGAAAAAGTGATGGGTTAGAATTAGTTCGGCATCTCCTGGTTTTTCTCTTTTGATCCACCTTAAAAATCCACTTAAGTTATATACATCGTGATAATTTCCAAATATGAAATTACCGTCTATTCTTTTGGGGGCACCTTCGAAAGACACTAAAGGATTTTCTTCACACCAAAAACTCAAATACACTATTTCTGGAGAACCCTCGAGTGTTCTAAGATTATTCCCTTTACAAGTGAAATGTCCACCAATCTTACCGAATTTAAGTCCCAAAAAATTGTCAAGATTCTGATCATCACAATTAAAACCTCCCGTAACATCAATAAATCCTGTTTCTGGATCTACTGACCAAGGACCACTGGCGCTTCTTGTTAAAAAATCTATTTGATCTTGTGTTAGTGAACTACTATTCTCAAATAATTTATAATTTCGTATATATCTCATAATTCTATATATTATATTGAAAAGATTATTTGTAGCCTTCTAACCATGAGTTGGTAATTACACCCACAAAAAGTGGATAATTAATTTGGAATGAATGGTTGAAAATTGAATTTTTTTCCTTATCTTTACTGTATGGTTTCAAACTCGGTATATACTCAAAGTCAGGGTCACGGTTACTTCTGGGAGGATCAGATTCGTTCTATTTTTGGATTAGGACCCTCTGGTAATGACACCTCAAAGCATGATATTTCCCTTGTTCAAGAAGATATCTCAGTTAAAACGACTGGTGGTAAATCCGTCGGTATGGGTGATATTCTTCGTATCTGGGATTTGGATACTAATAAAAAACAAACACTCGTTATAGTAAGATACAAACAATTCTCTGGATACAAAAGAGTAGAAGAAGTTATTGAAATCAATTTCACCCCTCAACTAAGAGATTATTTTTTCGGAAGTCTCACCAGAGAAGAACTAATCCAATACGTAGAGTTGATTAAATCTATCCCTAAAGGTAGATGTTCAAAATCAACTTCGGATCTCTACAAATCCATGAAAAAAAATCTACAAAAAACAAAAGATATGGGTATTATAATCAATCCTAAAGTTGATTCGAAAGACCAGAGAAGGGTTCAATGTTCGATACCTGATATTGATAAACTTATTGAATTTTTCCCGAATTGTTTAGTCAGTCGTTATTCAACTGCTTTTTTCAGAGGACAAAGTTTCAATCCTATTTACGAATCCAATCGTAGAAAAGTTTCTTGAAATCTACAAAGAATTAATTTTCTCAATAAGTTCTACTTTTGAGATACTTCGTGGTCCAGAAGTATTATCGTGTTCCCACTTTATATCAGATATTTTTGTAAATAGATCCTGAGCATTTATCCGATCAGAGCACTTCAAGAAATAGTGACTTTCTTTAGATAGTTCAGAGAAGTTCCAATTAGGCCTACCAGCGTAGAAACCAACGCGCCTTACCGCAAAATCTGGACTATCTTCTTTTTTAGTAAAGGTAAATAGAGATGAAGTTCTAGTTTCTATTGGTGAAAGTCTTTCTTCTTGTCTTAAGGTCCATATCTGAAAAACCGACGGAACATCATATGAATTGCCGTCTACTAAAAAACTATCTTTCTCTAGATCGATAGAGAGCTCTAAATGGTAGTTTTTAGGTATTGATCGTTGTGTTGAGTCTTTTTTGAATGATTTGGGTAGAATAAAAGCAATTTTACCTGCGCCAAGAAGAGCTGCTTTTTTAATGAATTTTTTTGCCAGAGACGATTGTCTACCGAAAGGTGGGTTTCCGACTACTAAGATATTTTCATAAGTTTCAACTGGTTTCCATTCAAGCCAATCTTGTTGTATAATACCTTCACCTTCTGGTAATATATCCATAAAAAGATGTGGATATCTTTCCAACTTTTCTGAAAAAGCTCCGGCGCCCGCTGATGGTTCGATTACCAAATCAAATTCATCTAAATTCAAATGGGTTAGAATTTTATCTACTACCTCGGATTTAGTGTAAAATTTATCAAGTTGAGCTTTATGAATTCTTTTCATAGTTTTTTTATGATGTTGTTGGTAACTTGTTTGTACAAATATAGACAAAAAATTTGATAAAACCTCAACACGACCACAAATATTTATACAAAAAAACCGAGAATAAATCTCGGTTTTTTCTTTTTAGAAATCTACTACATCTAGATTTTCATAGTCGATATTTCTATCAGAGGGTTTTTTGTATTCTGAAACTCTGGCCTCAAAGAAATTAGTCTTACCTTGAAGTGATAACATATCCATGAAATCAAATGGATTCTCTGAACCATAGGCTTTGGGACATCCTAGTTCAACTAACCAATAATCTGCTACAAACTCGATATACTGCTTCATTAGTTTTGAGTTCATACCGATAAGAGAGACCGGTAGAGAATCTTCTACAAATTCTTTTTCTATCTCAACCGCGTCACAGATAATCTCTCTGATCCTGTCTGGAGAAAGTTTGTTCTTTACATATTTCGTATAAAGAAGAGTAGCAAAACTGCAGTGTAGGCCCTCATCTCTTGAAATAAGTTCATTTGAGAATGACAAACCTGGCATCAAACCTCTTTTCTTGAGCCAGAAAATAGAACAAAAAGATCCAGAAAAGAAAATACCTTCAACTGCCGCGAAGGCTATCAATCTTTCAGCAAATGAATCGGACTGAATCCATTTAAGTGCCCAATCGGCTTTCTTTTTTACTGAAGGAATATTGTCCATAGCCTTGAATAGTTTTTCTCTTTCTGCAAGATCTTTGATGTAGGTATCAATAAGAAGAGAATAGGTCTCAGCATGAACATTCTCAATTGCTATTTGAAATCCATAAAAACAACGAGCTTCTGGGTATTGGACTTCTTTTAGGAAGTTCTCTGCGAGGTTCTCGTTCACTATCCCATCACTAGCAGCAAAAAAAGCCAACACATTCTTTATGTAAAATCTTTCATCACTATTCAACCTTTCATTCCAATCTGTCAAGTCTTGTGCTAGATCAATCTCTTCGGCTGTCCAAAAAGAATGTTCTGCTTTTTTATACATTTCCCAAATGTCGTGATATTTAACTGGAAAAAGCACGAATCTATCCGAGTTTTCCTGTAATATATGTTCTTGTTCCATAAATTTTATTTTTATCTATATATGATTTTTCTCGGAATGGTTGGTTCACAAAGCGAAGTTTTGAGAGTTTTTTTTCTGAACTTTTTTGTAGGTTGTGATAATAAAGATTATATATAGATTATGGAAAATAATATCGAAAAAGATCTAGAGACTATAGAAAACAAACTATTACTTGGTAGTGTAAAATCTTCTTGGGTCAAGAAAAATTATCCATCTTTATATGAATATCTCGAAAAAGTTGAAGGTGATACACTTTCAGAAAAGATTTATTTGTTGAAAAGACCAAGAGGTTTTTGTAAAACCTGTGATAGTAGAACTGAATTCTTATCTCTAAAAAGAGGATACCGGGATTTCTGCTCGAAACTTTGCTCGAATGGAAACAAAGATTTAATAGACCAAAAGTTAGAAATTTTTAGACGAAATAGTTTAGAAAAATGGGGATATAAAAATCCTTCGTTGCATCCAGATGTTCGTCTAAAATTGATGGATTCTTTAAGATCTTTAGATAAAGATCAAATCTCTAAGAAAATTAGAGAAACTCTTCTAGATAAATACGGAGTTGAAAACGTATCACAAATAGACGAGGTCAAGAAAAAAAAAGTAGAAACTTTACAAAAAAACTTAGGTGTTGATAATCCATTTAGATCTGAAGAGGTAAAGAAAAAGATTAAAGAGACACTTATCCAGAAATTCGGAGTAGATAGTCCAAGAAAATCCGAAGTGTTGAATAGAAAAGCCATAGAAACTACTAAAAGAAATTGGGGTGTTGAAAACTACACTCAATCACAAAAATACAAAGATGGTATTTTAGAAAAATGGCGAAAGGGAGAAATAAATTCAACTATTGGTCAGGATCCAAATTTTATTGAATATCTAGGAAATAGAACATACTTCTTAAAATGTGATCTTGGTAAAGATCACAACTACCAAATACATACACATCTGTATGGCGCTAGAACGAGAATAAATTCACCAAAATGTCTTATTTGTAACCCCTTAAATAATATTTCATCTACTAGTCAAATAGAAATTTTCAACTACATAAAATCTATTTATAGTGGCGAAGTTATCTTAAACTACCGTGATGGTCTTGAAATTGATATGTATCTTCCTTCACTATCTATTGGATTCGAATATAACGGTCTTTACTGGCACTCAGAGATTTACAAAAATAAATCTTATCATTTAGATAAACTTGAGTTTTTTTCTAAAAAGAGAATCAGAATAATCCAGATTTGGGAAGATGATTGGTCACTAAAAAAAGATATCATCAAAAGTCAAATCAAAAACTGGATTCGAGTTTCTACTACTCGCATAAGTGCTAGAAAATGTAGGGTAAAAAAAGTAGATTCTGTAAGTGAATACAGAGATTTTTTAGATAAAAATCACATTCAAGGATACACATCTTCTAGTTTAAGACTTGGTCTTTATTACGGGGATCAACTAGTTAGCTTAATGACTTTTGATCATTTTTCTGGCAGAAAAAGGATGAAAGATGATGAATGGAATCTTTCTAGGTTTTGTAATATTTTAGATACAACCATACCAGGAGCAGCATCTAAACTACTTACCCATTTCGAGAGAGAATATAGTCCTAAACTTTTGGTATCTTTTAGTGATAGATCATGGTCACTAGGAACACTATATTACAGACTGGGATTCAATTTGGATTCTATAACCGGTCCAAATTTTAGTTACCTACTTGATGGTAGAAGACAAAATAAACAAAAATTTACCAAACAAAAATTAGTAAAAATGGGATACAATAGAGATTTATCTGAACATCAGATAGTTTTCGGGGAGTTTGGAGCTCTTAGAATATGGGATCTTGGACAAATGAAGTTTGTAAAAACTTACTTTAAAAAAAAACATAAAATAATATTATGAAGTTTTCTATTAATACACAATTCTATAACCGTGGTCATAGAGTTGAAAAAATATATGAGCAAATATTAGATCAAACTTACAAAAATTGGGAATGGATAGTGACTGATGATTTTTCAGAATTTGATAGTGCAGAGGATAAATTGATAGAATTATCAATAAAAGATCCTAGAGTAAAATACTTCAGACAATCTAGGAAAAAAGAGTGTCTTTATAATCCACAAAGAGGTAGTAGTGGTGACATATGTGTGACTTTTGATAGTGATGATTATGCATATCCATCATTATTGGAAACTTACGCGCATTTTTTTGGAAAATACCCCCAAGTGACTGGGATTTCATGTTACACAAGAGAATTAAACAATGAAAACACATTTTTATCACCTTACCCATATCTTTATATAAATTGTAATTGCTCTAGTTCACCAACATTCGATACAAGACCTGACTTCAGGGCTTTTAGAAATATATTACCTGAATTCGATGATGGTTCAATGGATAGTTTCTACATTGATACTAATGTAGTTAGACATATTGAGTTCGTGGGTAAGTGGTTTCTTCTACCACTAACACTTGGTGATTATTACATAAGCCAAGATAGTTGGTCCAAACAAACAATAACAAATGAACAATTGGTTAAAAATGAAGAAGAAAGACTAAGAATCGAAAATAAATTTCCAGATCTAAAAAATCCAAATAAATGTTCATTACTTCCCAATTATTTTCCAATTTATGATTTAACAAGGTGTTTTTATCTTTGTGGATCCAATCTGTCGAAGAGTAGAAATAATATTCTTTTTATATCTAGTGAATTGACACCATATAAAAGAATGTTATTGAAAGAACTTTTTTGGTTTCATAATTTATTTTTTGATTACGACACAAATTTAACTTATAACGATATAGTAATTAATATCAGTCAGGATATCCTAACAGAATTACCAAATCTTATTACTAAAATAAAATCTCAACATTCTAATTTTTCTATCAATTTATATGTTTTGCATAAAAATTTAGATGCACAAGAGGCTGAGAAGACCATTTATAGTTTGTCACTTTTTTTTACATTTAACCACATGTCAGGAGAATCATTCTATACTATCTATATTTAACTAGTTTAATTTTTAATATCTTCATAAAAAATTCAAATAGTTAGACTTTTTAGGATCAAAAAGTTATTTGCCAAAAAATAGTTCAATATTTTCTTAAGTAGGATTTTACAGGTTGCCTAGGTTTTCTTGAAAAACTTTTATTTTTTCTACTAAATTAGCAAGTGTCTCTACTGGATCCTCAACAGTTACACCACCTACTGAAATGCGTCCTGGTAAACTATCAGGAAATCTATCAGGATATACCTTTTTTAGTTGTTCTAGTGCTTTTTGTACTCCTAATTTTCTTCTTTCATTTTTGTATTCTGGGCCAGGATAGTCTTTATACTTGCATACTACGAAAGTTATTACATTAACATCTTTCACCTTACGATTTCCTCCTAAACTTTTTGCAAAGTATACCGGAATCCGCATTTTTCCCATGTAGACATGGCCCATGCTAGGGTTATTGACCTCTGAAATAGAAATGTTCGGAGAATACATACTATCCCAATCTTGGATCTTTTCTATTAATTCAAAATATCTATTAATTACTCCTCCGTGTTGTTGAATGATAGTATTTAATTCCATACATTTAGAAAAAAAACCTTCGTAAGTTTCCTCAATGTTAGGATTGAATTTAGCTAAATCTTCTTTGATTAGATTATTAAATTTTTTTAAGTGTTTCATTATTTATATTTTTTTTTATATATTAAATTTTTTTTTTCATTTTTCAACTTTTTGGATTCTTTTTTGTCAAATTGAAAAAAGAAAATAAGGACTTCTGTGTAGTTCATATTTAAGTAGTTAAATTTTTAATATATATCCAAAAAAAACTAACATGGCCGTAGGATACAGCATAGAAGAACTCATAGATTTCGTGCAGAATGATATAACGATCGGTTGTTCACTACCGAAAGTTTTACCTGATACTGAGATCAGAAGATTCATAGAAACAAGAGCAAAAGAGTGGTTCTATCAAAATTATCAATACGCTGTGTCTAAACAATATTATTTCGTAGATAAAACAGCTTTTACCACAGACGAATACACTAAATACAGACACATCGAACTACCTTGTGAGATTCAATCTATTTCGTATGTTTATCAAATGCGTGGTGATTCACTTCTACAATTAGGTATCAATACTCCTAACTTGAGTGTAAATCTAGGCGTTACCAATCAACCTTATCTCTCTTCGTATGTCACAACTATTGGAGAGCTTGGTGTTTATAAAACGCTGATTGATAATCTTTCAGATATGATGAACCAGCTTAACCTTTATACAACGAAGTTTCACTTCAACTATAGAACACATCGGTTTAATGTTTTAACAAATGTTAAATACCATCTTATCTTAGAGTGTTATGTAAATATCCCAGATGAAGATCTTTTTACTGATCCTTACTTTATTAAGTATGTTACAGCTTGGTCTAAATGGCAAATGGGTAATCTTACCGGTAGATATAGTATGCAGTTACCTGGTGGTGTAACTATAAATAACGCAGATCTTGTTCAACAAGGTAAAGAAGAAATGAAGGAAGTAGAAGAAGACATTAAAGGTATGTCACAAGGTGCCTTCTTCTTTATGGTAAAAAGATAACCCTAATCAAGAGTGAATATACTTGATAATCGTGTCTTTTATCGGAAATCTAAAGATAGGAACTCTTCTTGCCATGTCATTTTCTTGATAAACTTCGTAAAAATGATGACCTGATGGTAAACTAATAGTAGTTATATCGGTGTAACTTCCTGAAATTTCTGGAAATTCAGAAGTAACTTTTAGGGTGTGTTCTTTGGTGTTAAATGTTAGAATTGTCATGGTTTTTGTTTTTTTAATAGAATGAATACCTTTCACCTTCACGAATGCAGTAGATAGAGCAAGGTATTAGATTAATTTCTTCATCAATCTCTTCGATAGAACACCGTAATGTGCCGTCGATAAGTTCTTGATTTTCAATTTTACAGGTCATATTATTTAGACCTTTGAGAACTATCCAATTGGCTGAATCCTTTTCAATTGGAAGCTTTACCTTTCTTTTGAGCATTTTTCCTCTATCACCGAATTCGAAATAGGTTTTTTGGATAGACTCGATAAGAAGTTCTTGACTATCATAGCTCAGTTTGAGTTCGTATTTCATAAAGTTTTTTTTATATAGTTTTGGTTTTTTTTTAGATCGCTAAGTTAAGAAACTTCTTTCAATTTCTCAAATATTTCTCGCTGCTCCCCTGATAAAATTTTTGGTATTTTTATTTTAATAATAATCTTAAGATCCCCTCGGCCTCTCTGATGTCCGTGACCGTCAATCACGGGAACCCCGAGAGATTGATAGGTAAATACTTTACCCCATTCGGTTCCTGATGGAATGTAAAGTTCTATATTTTTTTGTGGGGTTTCCACTTGAATTCGAGAACCCAAAACTGCTTGGTGAATATCTAACCAATAATCAATATTGATATTATGTCCGTCTCTTTTATAGGTTTCATGCTCTAACTCTTGGATTAAAACATGAAGATCTCCTTCTACTCCAGCTTGAACTGCGTGTCCTTTACCGGGAACTGCCATTTGCATACCACCCACTGCTCCTGGTGGAATATCAACTTCTACAACCTCTTCGACTGATTTTACTCCTGATCCGGAGCAACTTCGACATTTATCTTTTATTTGTTGGCCTCTCCCACTGCATGTCGGGCAAGTAACTGATTGTTGAACTCTCCCAAACGGGGTATTCGCGATAGTTATTTTTTGACCACTTCCTCCACAGAAAGAACAAGCCTGAAAATTTTGACCACCTTGACCTTGACACGGTTCACACTTGGCGTTTCGATTGTATCGGATTTTTTTTCTTACACCTGTCAAAATGTCTAAAATATTAAGTTGAATTTGAACACGGATATCTTGACCTCTTCTTTGTGCGCCGGGTCTTCTTCCGAACATATCACCAAATATATCACCAAAACCAGAGAAGAAATCATTTGGATTAAAACCCCCACCATGACCTGGTTCTGCGGTTCCAAACCTATCGTATCTACTTCTTTTATCACTATCAGAGAGAACTTCATAGGCTTCAGAGGCCTCTTTGAACTTATTTTCATCTCCTCCTTTGTCTGGATGGTGCTCGAGTGCTTTTTTACGGTATGCTTTTTTTATTTCTTCACTCGATGCTCCTCTATCAACACCTAGTATTCCATAGTAATCTTTAGACATAAATTATTTAATATATAAGTTAAAATATTTTACAAAGTGATCTATCAAAAAATATACCAATTCTGCTCAGTTAAGAACTTAGGGAATTGTTTAAGTAATACCGATGAAGGATCTCCAAGAGTTTCTTTTATATTGGATCTACTCAAAAGTTTAGGTATAACCTATAAAGTTGACAAGTTTAAGGACAGAAATATTCCACTCTTCAATATCATTCTACCTGGTTCGAGTTCTCATTGGTGTGTGGCTCATCACGATATCGTTAATCCGAATAGTCACAATGCTAACGATAACTCTTGTTCAGTTATAAATCTTATAGCACTAAAACTTCATAGACCCGATCTGAACATTTGTTTTACCGACGCAGAAGAAATCGGCGGACTCGGAGCTCAAAGACTTTCTCAGAAAATACAAGATGGCGATTTAGGACCATGTGATTGGATACTCAATCTCGAGCTTACCGGTCGTGGTGGAACCAACTTCTTTATTGGTGAATATCCAGGTGGTCTTAGCTCAAAAATAATAGAGACTTTCGATCCACCAGTTGTTAGAACACCTTTTAATGATAGTGTTATATTTAGAAGAAATGGTATTGATTCTTGTGTAATAAATCCTCTTCCGGTTCTTGAAACTGGAACGTCTCAAATACAAACAAAGGACGGTAAATATCTTGATTTCAAGATGTTATTCAATTGTCACCAGATGGAAGATAGTTTAGATAAAATATCTACTCAAGATATGAAAGATTTTGTTGAAAAAATATTACTTAGTATAGTATGAAAAAATATGCAATTTATGAAAATGATGAGAATAATACCTCATCACTTACATTCACAGATAACCTACAAAAAGATTTTTTTGAATTTTATCAAATAGAGTGGGATGAAAATTTCGAACCAGGTGAAAGATTACCGTCTATTTCGAATGTAAGAAGAAGACCAGGATCTTATGAGTATGTAGTCAGTGTATTTACAATAGATCCAGATACGAGCAAGACCAAAAATATACTTGAATGTAATTTTTACACAGAATCTTGGCAAGAAGAGATCCAAGATTTTATTATTGAGAATTGGATTGAACTTTCCCGTCAAATGCTAGAGAGTATCCAAAATTTTGATGATGAGATTATAAAAACAGATGAAGATGATAGAATCTTAAAGTTTGGTGAGTTAGAAAATAAACCTACAATCAAACGGAATAGAATAAAAAATCCGACTATAAGCATTGATAAGTGGTCAATTTATTGATAAAAAATGGAACAAAAAAAATATATA